GATTGAATTTCCACGCTTCACCACATCAGTGAGAACCATGTCGTCTTTTTTGATGATACATTCGGCATCCGGCCACAATGCTTTCACATGCAACCATGCTTCCTCTAAACTCATCGCCATCATCAACCCTCTCGCATAACAAACCCATGCACCCAAGCGGCGATTGGGTGCTCTATCGTTGAAACCATCACCCCGCCGCTGGGTGATGGGTAGCGTTCGTCGGACTTACCAACTAAGCGTCGTGTATGACCGTGATGCTGGATGCCCCTGGTCTGGATCGGGGTGATCCTCCCATTTGAAACCTGCCTTGATGAAATGCACCTTGATTGCTTCCCTCTGTTCGATCGTCGCCGCTATTCCGCGAAGAGAGCCAAGATACAACCACGGGTCGAAACTCGACTTGCCCTCACTGGCAAGCATTTTAATTTTTTGCGTCAACGTCGAAACAAGCGATTCGATCGCGGGTCCGCGAAGATTGTCTGCTGTGATTTGTCGTGCCGCATCTGCGGTGATTGTGTCCATCGTTACTCCATCGCCGGTCAAAGCCGACGAACAATCGGATGAACCCAAGTGCCCGTTAGTGTCTTTTGCCATTGCTACTCTCCTCCTCGCACTGGGTTATCCTGTGCGTTAGGTGGATTGAATAATCTGAGACTCAACCCATTTTCGCATTCGCTGCCAGCGTTCTCCTGGCGTTTCGTCAACATGCTTCCACGCTTGCGTTCCTGGCACACGCTCGTACCTGTCGCCGCATTCGTCGTTCTCGTACTCTATCTCTGCCGCCATTTGCTTGGCGATGCCAACAAGATTTCCAACCGACTCGGGATCGTCGTAATCCACGCCTTCCACTGGAACGCCGCGTAACTTACAGACGACGCCAATCGTGCAGCAATCACCGTCCTGATCGATCAACTCATTCTTAATCAATGCCTTCTCTGGCATTGCGTCCATTGCTGCCGCAAGCTCTCGAAGAAACGCTTGACCGCGTTTGCCGCGAATGGCTGACTTTACTTGTGCTCGCCACCTGCCCAGTGCTAGGGCGTCGTCCATGTCATCGACATAACCACTTCTGCTCATACAACCACCTAACAATTGATTGCATCCAAGTCGCGTAAACAGTCGCTTGGCAGTGGATGCGTTACTGCCGCGACTGGATGAATCAAAGCGTTATGCACGGCTCACCTGATGTTTTTGCGGTATTCTTTCAGGCTCATCCAGGGAGAATCTATAGTTATCGGGATGCAACACACGCATCACGACGATCAAACCAATTCCCACCGGCAACGTCATCGCACGAAATTCCAGAGTAATCCGACGACTTCACCGCGATTAGCAATGCTCGCTGTTCTTCGACAAGTTCGCGGAGTGCGACGAGTTCGCGGGCAGCGGCGTCCAGTATCGCTGGATGCTTCGCCTTGATCGCATTTACCTGCGGGCTTGTATTTACTACGTCATTAGACAACTGTCGCAATTCACTGACTAAATCCCATCCCATAAAGCACCCTATAACAAATCAGTGAACCGAAGTCGCCGGTCACCTAGTTCTCAATCCAAGTCTCTTGGCGGCGACTCGGTTACCGCTGGAGTTCGTCGGGACATCTTCGCAAGTCCAGACGTTTCCTAAATGGATCGTTCACGATTCGAACGTGACCTGCTCTATTAAAGAGCCGTGCGAGTCCACCACACTGCCAGATCCCCGCTGGTTAGGTGTGTCCAGCTTGCGGGATCTCACCGCAACCTCTATCCGTTCCGGCTTTCGCCTAGGCGTTTGCATCCCTAGCGGTTCGGGCAGGATTCGAACCTGCTTGTTGCACACCGTTCTGACCTTCAGCTACGTACTGAAACGACTTACACTGACGGTAGGTAGCATCTTCATTTGTCAGCGTGTACCCACCACGCCGCCGATCCTGTAACAAAAAAGACCCTGTTTTCGTTTCATTCCCGCTCAGGACAATTATTGCTCGTCGTCCTCAGGAGACTCGAATTTATACCGAGCGGTATCGTTTTCCTGCGCAGATATTTCTATGGACGTGGACATGACATTCGTCAAGAAGACGTAAAGCTTGCTCGCCACAGAGTAGTCGAACAGGCTCATTTGGTGCGCTACAAAATAGCCAAGAGCTATAGTTGCTTCTTCGGCATCCTCTCCTTCGAGCATCGCATTAATCAATGCGACTTTTGCGGTCAAAGAATCATCGCAAGGTCCGAGTTTTTTCGGCTTGATCATAATCTCCATCCTCTCCAGTAAACAAACCACCAGAGCTCCGAGGAGGATTCGAACCTCCGCTTCCTAGCTAGCTAGGCGTTCCACCGCGATAACTTTCGGAGCTACCCCACACAACACGCTACTTCTTCTTCGCCTGCTTCCCTTTGCTTTTGCCAGCTGCGGAAAGAGCGATTGCAACGGCTTGCTTTTGAGGCTTACCCGCCGCCATCTCCTTCTTGATGTTGCGAGAAATCACTTCTTTGCTTTTGCCTTTTTCCAGAGGCATGATCAACTCCCTAGTTGTAAATGTTGCACGCAAACCAACCCCAAGCACGCAATTGTCTGTTGTAGCCGTAAGCGACTCCAGACTCTCGCAAATGACGCTTCCCATAAAAGCAGCATCGCCGAACGGCTGCGTCAGGAGATGATGTCGAAAACCCCACTCCTTCTGCACTTCCACCGTTAAATCCGCCTCCTACGTGGCAGCACGACCCCATCGCCGCTTGTTTTTCAGCCTTGCTTTGTGCCAACGACCTAATCTCGCCAACAACACCGCCGACGATCGATCTCACTGGTTGAACGTCACAGACGACATGCTCGACAATCCTCACCGGAGCTTCCGCCACAGCAACGACCACGGACGCAGCTCGCGATACTACGCATTGACCCGTCCTGCAATCCTGTGCCTGGGAAAACGCCGCATTGATGGCAAGCATCGCCACCGCAACAAAAACAACCGCATACGACTTCATGTAACCATCCTCCTAAAACCTGGAAACAAAACCTACACTTCCGAATTGTATCTTATGGACCCAGTGACGCAATAGGTCTTACCAATTATCGTCATCAGATCTTTGTTCAGCCGATCCACCTAGCGTTTTTGCTGATCGCGATCGTTCGCCTCGATGATTTCCGTGTTGCTTTGGGGGGCGGGTGTCGGTGAGATAGCCTGATTGCTTCATTTCGTGCAAAAGATCGGATCTGCAGTGCATGCAGTACTTTTCACCTGTCGGCGCGTTCCAGCGTCCGCATTTCAGGCACGGTCTCATTGATTTACCCACGATTACCTCCTTGAAGTGGTAACGTTTCCACTACGTAGCTTCTTTTACAAAAACACCATCGACCATTTTACCCTTTCTGTCCTTGATTTGCTCCCAGGCAATTTCTCGGCACTCATCGATGTCGAGCCTCAGCTGCGCACACATCACCGCCAACACCACCTGAATGTCGCCAATCGCATCGCAGATCTCAGCACAATCGTCCCTGAGAATCGCGTCTGACAACTCCTGCACCTCCTCGGCAAGCTTACTCATTTGTAATGCAGGCACTGAACCGACAACCAAATTGCGATCGTCCGCCCATTTCGTAACCCTATCCTTCCAAAGCATCGCTACAAACTCCTGTAAGACACAAGCCAAACACACTAACCGGCGGTTAAGCGTACAAAGACCAACCGGAACACAACCCGAACTCATCCGGAATGAACTATCTCGGCTCCCATCCTTCCGCAAATATCGGCTTATCCAAGGGATTGATCTTCCACCCACTCTCTTCGCACCAATTCCAGAACGACTGGATTCCGTAGAGATCTTTTCTAGCGTATGCGGGAGTTGGAAGCGACCCGTCCCAATGTTTTTTGTCCCATATCTCAAATCCAAACGCCCACCCCGTAAACGTCACCTCAGGACCGTTAACCAGCAATCGAACGTGCGGCGCCATCAATATCGGCTTCGAATGGAGAATTATCTTGTGGTGAGCCTTTGACACCGACTTCACTTCGATGGGACCGACATCGGGATCCTGAACAACTCCCCTGCCATTATGCTCGCCGGCCGGCTTGTACGCTCGCCATGGAAATCCCGTCCTGAGAGCCATCGCACACTCGGCAATAGCAGCCTGAATGTCAAAACTACCACTAATAGCCCTATCGCAAGAAAGATAGTCGCCGCGACCAGATCCACTTGCCGTCCTAAGCTTACCAATCCTGATCGCGAGATCCAACTGATTACTACTTAGCATCATAAATCAGAAACCTGCTATACGTTGGCGATTGGCGACTAGGAAACATCCTCGGAATCAAGAACATGCGGAACCACCATAGGTCCGTAAAACATCTGAAACGCATCGCGATCAGAAATCCCATCCAGCACGGCCTCGGAATACATCAAACGCCTCCAGTCATCAAAATCCGCTATGGAGTCGCTAAGAAGACCAATCTGAACGTCACCACCCACCTGCCGAGATGTGTTCATCAACCCAAAAAGCTGAGATCGAACCCGCTTCATCTGCTCAGCAAACTCAGACCACTGCTCGCTCTTCAAACGCCCTCGAACAATCACATTACACCTCACGCTACTCTTTCCTGGTCCACTTAAAACACTGCCACAAAAAACGTATAACCAACTCGGGAGTTCCGCCAGCTTCAAGGTAAGCAATAATCGCAGCTTGCAATTCACCCTCAGCCTTCTCAAGCTTTTCGCCAGCCTTTATGCCGGACTTGTCGTACCTCTCGGTCTGACACCGCAAACGATACGTGCTCAGCTTGCTTTCAGGCACCCGATCAGCACCAATGTAGTAGATCTTCATACGCCCTACCCCTTTGAACGAGCGACACTGCACCCAAGCTCCTTTGCCAAAGAAACAGAAAATAGGGCGACTAGGGAACGAACCTAGCTTAGCACGTTTTAATGCAGGACTCCTCGGCACTCCGTCGGAATCATCCTCATGATTAGCCTCCGCTCCATGCCAAATCAACGACCTGTGCGGCTACAGTCCGCACAACCACCCTAACCAACAGCTTACCGGCATTGCCCCGGTGCAGCAAGTCAATTTTTATATGCAGTGGAGGGGGGTATCGTTCAGCGATCGCGAGTCGGGTGGGGGGTCCGGGCGGTTTTCCGGTGGAGGGCAGTTCCAGTTGCAAGAAAACATCGCTTCCAGGGTGCTCTTCGGCGCCAGGAAACACCGCTTCGGGATGCGGTCTCCAGTGCGTGGAGAAACTAGCGGCGTGCCAAATAGAGTTGGCAAGAAATCGCACGCAAAAACGCAGGAAAAACCACGCAGTTTCGAGGCTTCGAGCCCGTGACACGTGGCGTATACTCATGCCGTCACGTCACTCGGCGATCATCTCGGCAAGCAGGGCTCTCACCTCGTCGATCTCAAGCCGTTCTCGCCTCGCCAGTTCTCTTTCATCCTCGAGGGTTGCCGATGCTTTTGCCGCTACGTCGACGTACTTCGCGTAGGCTCTTATCGAGGTCTCCAGCCAGCCCAGTGCTGCCCATGACGGTGCTGGTGTCAGTGCTTTTGCGAGGTCGACCACCGATGTCTCGCCAACATTGCGGACGATTGACAGGCGATTTGCTTGCACCCACTGGATCTCCCTGCCTAACGGTGCATTAGCTGGAAGCTGACCCCAGTGCTCTGGGATCTCGCTCAAGCCGCTCACCGCTCCCTCCTCGCGTGCGCTCGCCTCTGGCTCTCTCACCGTGCTGCCGGTAACCTCGGCGGGATTGGCTTCGCCCCCCTCCTCGTTTCCCTGTTCGCTTCCCTGTTCGTCTGTCGTCGCTTCCAGTGTCTCTTCCCTCGATGTGGCTGTTTCTTCAGGGTACAACTCCTCGAGGAGCGTGTAAGCTTCGAGGTGCGCTTCTTCTCGGGAAAGACCTCTTTCCCTCGCTTCGCGGATCAAGCGATCCTTCACCTGCGCGGCTTCATCCCATTTTCCTTGCGCAATCAGCCGCTTGCTAACCGTCATCTTCAGGTCTTTAAGGCTCATACTCGGCTCGATTATTGCTCTATTGTGTAAGCGCAAGGATTCCTATGACTCCGCAGCTTATTTTTCAACGCCGCAACCGGGAACAAGTCCCCCGAACATGCCTATGCAAGCCCCTCGCGTTTATCCAGCAGTGTAGGCTTGCGGCCTGCTCACTGGAAGGTGATCCCACTCCGGTGAGATCGCTCGGCTGTGGCTCGGCCTGTGCTTCCGCCTTAGGCTCTCGGTGCCACTGCACACCGAATAATTTCCAAAAAAATATCCGATGTCTTTCACCCTGTCAAATCATTGGCGAAACACACTTTTCAACATGCATGACAAATAGAATTTTATAACAACCCTAATTGACACGGGAGGGGGCGGTCGATACCGTGTATGCACGGCAACGTTGCCGGGAACGAAAAACCTTTTGGAGATTGAAAACGATGCGAACCGAAGAGCAGATCGAAGCGATCGCCGATCTAAACGAGGCTGATTCGAAACGGCTCACTAGCTTTGTCTGCCTGCCAGATAACGCCGTGGGACTCAACGGGGTCTGCAAGTGGTCTTGCTACACCAACGGATCGGACACCTGCTTGGATCTCGGTATCACCGAAGAAGCTGGATTCACCGCTAGCGAGGTGGCAAACGCTCGAGAGCGATTCACCCTAGCAACCGCAACACTTTTTGAACTGATCTAGGAGATTGAGGATGATCGCAACACTGACAGAACTGGAACGATCTTGCATAAACACGCTGATCCCTTTGCTTGATAACGAGCCAGGGTATTCAGATGTTTCAACCCGTGACCTAGCCCGGGCGACCGGCATCCCGATGAAAATCTTTCGCGGTGTGATCGGATCGCTGGTCAAGAAAGATGTTTTAGTGGTCGACGACTCTTGTGGCGTAGAAATCGTTTATTTGCAGACTTCTCACTGGAATCTGCATCCTCGTTGGGTTGCTTGCAGGGGTTAGGGCAAGCGCGGCTAGGGAATTTTATTCCCTAGCGTCCCCAGGTGGCACAGTGTCACTGGAATTTTTTTTCTGGAGAGGAGTTCCGAACATGACGAAAGTCGTTAATCGAGCAGGTGTCGAAGTTGCCCACGAATCCTTTATCGCAGGTGCGATGGACGCAGGAGGAGCGGGAGACCGGAAGGCGAAGACCTTCGACACCCTGAGAGAAGCTGTCACATTTGCTCACGCTCACTCACACCGCGAAGTGTTGTGGATTTCCTGGTTTTCACATTCCACCGACAAGACATGCCGTCTTGTCACTGTGACCAACAGGGCAGCAGCGAGCGGCGCTTGGCAGTGCGACTGGCTAGCCGAGAACGACGAGGTGTGCAAGCGCCTCGCAAAAGTGCTTAAGCGAAGAATCGTAGCGACCAAACCGCGATCAAAGATCGAGGCGCTCCTAAGCTTCGACACTGATTCTTTGCTCCAGTGGCTCGCCAACGCGAGAGTGACAGGCGCACGGGCGATCGGTCACTACAAGGCTGATCGAAACCAGTGGATTGCTGACGCGATCATCGCCGAGTTAACACGCCGTGGATGCCCTGTCCCCAGTGATGCCTCGTTGTACTGCGTAGGTGTCTTCAACGGATTCGGCTCGTACTAGACCCCCTAGGCAGTACGCACTCGAGGGGGCAAACGCCCTGCCCCTGAGAGTCTGCACTGTCGCAGAACACCAGCCTCAGTGAGACGAGGCACACCAAGGAGATTGATAATGAGTAACGATTTCAAGACCGACCCCCGCAGTTTCGCGATCAATTTGGTAGAAAACCAAGTGGTTTCCGCTGATTACCTGCTGCTCTGCGCACTCAAGTACATGAGCAATGACGATGTTCGCGAAATGCTCGACGCGAACGAACTCTCCCCAAGATTCGACGAAGAGGTTTGCATAGATTGCGGTGGCGAAAACATCGAAGAAGGCACCTGCACCGATTGCGAGCGAGAAGAATGGCTCGCGAAACACGATGACGACAATCATGATATCGATGCGATGAGGATTGATATCGCCAACGGAAACCTTGAAGTCGGCGACGACGAAAGAGCGGCGGAGTACGAGCACGCTGAAATTGTGAGAGCTTCCGTTGAAAACGGGCAGGTGACGCAAGCTCGCGAGCAAGCGGGACGATACGGCTACTCGCAGGAATGGGTACAGGCGCTCGTAGATCGCGACTAGAAGGGGTTAGGTCTAGTGCGGCAGGGGGTTTCCCCCCTGCGTCCCCGCTGACACAGTGTCACAACGGAACCAGCCCCAGTGAGACGGGGCGAAAACAACAGGAGATTGAAGATGCATTGTCCAATCGTTAGGCTTTCCAGGCTAAAGCCTCGAAAACAGGGTACAAAAACGTACGAGGGCGGCGTGGAAAATCGACGTATGTACCTGAACCGCGCGCACCGATTCTGTTCTGTAGTGCGCAAGAAACTCGAGGCAACTGGAGAGTATCGTCATTGCCACGAATCGTTCTTGGTTCGCGATACCCTCCTTAACGTAGAATCGGTATTTGTCGATCTCGGCACTTTCGGTGTAGAGCACATCGCAGCGAATGGCGAGCGATCGCCTGAGATCACGTACCTAAACACCGGCGACACGTACGACCTGACGTTGCTGTACGTCAACGGGCGTTTCCGGCTCGGTTGCTGGGGCGATCTAGTAGAACGTGGAAACTATAACTAACACACAACATAGGAGATTGCGAAATGTTTGACGCGCACGGTTTTGAAGTTGAGACATGCAGTCGCTGCGGTGGATCCGGCGAGTATTCGTACTGCACAATGTACGGGACGAAGTGTTTTAAGTGTGGCGGCGCCGGTCGGCGGTTCACCAAGCGTGGAGGTGAGGCAAATCGCTTCTATCTCTCGCTTTTTGAGGTTCCCGTGGAGTCAATTGTGATCGGCGATTGGGTGCGACTCACAGGGTACTCAAAAGCCAAGGTCTTAGAGGTGTCGACTGGAGTTCAGGTTGGATCCTCAAACGGCGTTCCGTACGAACTCCCAACAGTCATCCTCGTAATCAACACAAAACATGGAAAACTGCATGCACATCATTTCCACGGGGACACAGTCAGAAAGCTTGAGTCGGAATCGATTATTGCCGAACGACTGGTGACGGCAATGGAGTACCAAGCAACCCTTACGAAGCAGGGCAAGGTAAAGAAAGTCAAGGTTACTAGCAGGGGTTAGGGCTAGTGCGGCGAGTCTTAGGGCTCGCGTCCCCAGTTTGTGGATGTGAACCATGACGCAATCTTCGTGGTGGCAAGCCGAGCCCATACGGCACAGGAGTGAATAGATGAAGACCGAAAGACGATGGCAAGCAAGGTTTCGAAACAGCATCGGCGGGATCATGTTCTTCGGCGCACGACGACGAGGGCGAGGCAAGTGGCTGAGAGGCGATGAGGTACCGCAGGAAGTCCGAGATTACCTCCACCTGGAACTAGCTCAGGGCGCAGGCAGACGATACTACCAACGCGACTGGACCTCTATTGAGAAGATGCACGCAGAGTGCGCGCCAGAGACGCATTTCTATCGTGGTTGGTTGGTGGTCGATTTCAAGGTCAATGAGACAAAGGCACAAAAACCTGCCGCGATTGATGTTGACCTAAAAAAACTACGGGATGTCCTTCGAAGCATGAACGAAGGTCGCAACTTAGACAGTTGTTTCGATATCGTATCATTCGGATGGAAAGATGCCGATCTAGAACCGTCAGGTTGCACTGGTATCAAATCGCTTGATTGTGTTGAGGGCAAGCGTGTTGTTTTAACAGTCAGTGGACACAAGACTTTTTGCGACCCTTGCCAAGACGAAGGCAGTGGGTCAGAGATGTCAGATAGCGACTGGTGTGCTCACAGCATCGTTTGCGAATGCGGAACTGACTGCGAGTGGACAGGAGATGACTGGTGCGCCAGTTTCAGCGAAACAATCAAAGTACTTGTTGTTCACAGTAAGAATGTAGTCGATTACGACAAGACCGCTCGACGCATTATTAGAGCAGCAGAAAAGTGCATCGACCCGATTGCTGAAAACTGGGCAGATACCGACAAGAGTCTTGATGACCTTTACAACGAATTGCACAAAGAAAGCGAAGGGTATTACGAGGACAACGATCCTCGAGCCATGGGTTGGGTTGGCTATGACGGCTTGCCATGACTAGAACTCGACTGCTCAAGCGATAGCACTTGGTTCTCCCGATAGTTTCCGCACTACTATCAGAAAGTCTCACGAAGTGCGGCGCGGTTCTCCCGATGCGTATTCGGGGGGCTTTTAAGATTTTAAGTGACAAATAGAAAAATTCCATTAAACCCTAATTGACACACGCATGAGTGGTCGATACATTGGTTGCTTCGGTTTTACGTTCCGTACAAATTGATTGGAGATTAGCGATGAAGATCAGAGCAGAGATGACGGACCTTTGGGCTGACGAAGGTGGCTGGTCAGGCAATTATGCATGGGTGCGACGAGTCGAGATCGAGTTGCCAGACACCGCAACAGATCTGCAGATCGCTCGCCGAGTCAAGAAGGCACTTGGCATTCAGGGTTGGAGGCAGGATTCATGGGCAGCGAATGAGCTGTGCTGGAGAGATGGATGCGTTGGAGCATGGGCGGAGGTGGTATCGTGAACCTCGAGCAATTCTTCAATGCATACGTTGCATGCGCCCTGTGGTCATCGACCGACGACAACAGTGAACCACTAGACATGTACTCAATCGAGGACATCGACCCAAAAACACTCGAGGCAATGCGAGGCGACTGCAAGGACTTCCTAGAAGCCAATGCGACATTGCTTGACGGTCTTGACGATGAGCAATCCGGTCATGACTTTTGGCTGACCCGCAATGGTCACGGTGCTGGGTTTTGGGATCGCGGACTCGGCGAGGTTGGCGACAAGCTAACCTCTGCATGCAAACCATACGGCAGTTTCGATCTTTACGAAGTGGAGGGCTTGATCTATGGGCAGTAAGTGTGTTTATGACTACTACGAAATAGCCGTCCCAGGCGATGCATTTGACGGGGACGATGCAATCCAGCAATTGGGCTCACTTGCAATCGACGAAGCAAGAGAGAGGGCTAAGCTCTATTGCGTACCAGCGGAATGGACATTCAAGCTGATCAGTGGTGCAGCTGGAGATTTCGAGTGCGTGTTTCAAGTGGTAAGGAAGAGGAACAGGAGATTAAGCAATGCCAAGTAGCATCAAGCAACTCAAGGAAGCGATCCGACACCCGTATGCGTGGCCAGGAGGCTACGAGAAGTCGGCGTTGATGTCCGATGGTGGCTCGCTCTGCCTTCAGTGCTGCAAAGACAACTTCCGCAACATCGTGGACTCGACGAAGAGAAACATCGGAGACGGCTGGAAGTTCGAAGGCGTGGGCATTGTGTGGGAAGGCGAGTGCCAGTGCGATCAGTGCGGCAAAAGCCTTTCCGTGTACGGAGATTAGACGTTTTGCGGGCATCGCTCACTGTCGTCAGGTCAGTGGGCGAGCCCCTGCAACGTCGCAGGTTTCAACAACACAGGGAGATTAGCATGAGCACGACGAGACTAGACGATTTTCGGACAGAGCACTTGAGTGGTGAGGCACTCAAGGTCGCTGAGATTGTAAGGCGAGTTATCGGAGAAGATGCTTTCGGTGGTGGTTGCCGAGCGTTCTGGACGCCAGAAGAATGGCAGGCTCGCAAGGAGGAGTACGGCACCGATTCTCTGCTGATACTGGTGCATGACGGAGGCGACTTGGCGAAGTTCTGCAATTGGGATTACGGGCAGTACTCGTTGAGTGATCAGCTCGACGAAGCACTGACGAAGGCTGGATATTATTACGAGCAATGCACTTGCTGGTATTCAGCAGTTTATCGATTGCCATCCTGATCAGATTGCGAGCTCGAGGGGGGTTTGCCCGAGCCCCTGAAAGTCTGCAATTTCGCAGTTTCGATGTAACTTTTTTGAGGTTTTACGATATGTCTAATGTACCCGTTTCACTTTCCGTTCGAGGACTTCAGTTGGCGAAAACTCTGGAGAATACACACGGTCGCCTCGAGTTGATCCTGAAAATTCTCGATCTTGAAAACGAGCTGGCACTGCACATAACGTATGTCATCATCGAGTCCGCACTAGTTGATTCACCATCAGGAAACGGCCTAAGGCGGACTTCGATGCATGACTTTGTTCCCCGTTCTGAACCGCCAAAAGATTTTCCAAATAATTTCCAGAAAGTGTGTGTAGAGTTCTTGCCCTAGTCGATAAGTGTGTGTATAGTAACTACATCACGGCAACGATAACCACAAACAAGGAAACGAAAAATGACCAAAAAAGTAACCTGGATCGTAACAAAAGATGAAAAAGAAATCGCACGAGTATCAACCAAGAAGATGGCAGAAACGATTGCATCACAAATCGGCGGATACGTTCACAAGTACACGGTGGAATAATGCAAAGATGGATCGACAAAGAGGACTCCACCCGCTGGGTGGAGTTTGAGGAAAGCGAGAAATTAGAAAACGGTTCTAGTGTTCTGGGCCGGTTTTACCATAAAAGCGGAGTGTTGCTTAATCGATGTTACGCTCCGGCAAAGTACATACTGAATGAGTTTACTAAAGAGGATTCAAATGCAAAACCTGTCGTTCACAGCGCACGAAGATCGAAACACCGGAGATTGGGTTGTTCGAGTTGCTTACGGTGATAGTTACATTTCGATTGCCTCGGCAAACGGAGAGCAAGAAGCTAGTTTGATTGCACAATCGCTAAATACGATTTGCTCTGATCCTACATGTGCCGATAGCCTGATTGAAGGACTTTGGATGGAGTATATGTCGTTTTGCGATGAGGAAACGAGCGAATGACGAACGAACGTAAAAACATAACCCAGCCTGCCGATTGGTGGGCAGCATTCGAAGAAGCAGCGAAAGCCGAAGGCTTGACGCTAGCCGCTTGGCTAGGCGAAGCCGCCAAAGCAAAATTGCCGCCGAAGGTGGCTAAGAAGCTGACGGAGCGACCGCCAGCAAACCGCCCACCGAAGGCGAAAGATTAGATACGGGGAACTAAGCAAGTTGAAGCCGATGAGGCGAGTTCGATTGTCAACACCATTCCAATCGAGATTGCCGAGTTCTGTGACGATCACGGGCAACTAATATGCAACCCGATGAGCGAGGCAGTGTTGATTGAGTCACTGCGAAACAAGATCGGCTTGGATATCCGCGCGATCTTAGATACCCTGCCCGAAGAACTAGGATTGTATTCGCTGCGTGTGATCTATATTCACAAGCGCGAAGCAATCGAGGGCATAATCAAGGTTGCTGTTGTTTCTGCACGCTAAAATTTAATTAGAGGGATCTCAAGATGGCAAGATGGATTGTTGTGCTGCTGCTGTGCTGTGGATGCGCAGGGCAAAAAGCTAGGGTTACGATAACGCGAGTTAACGGTGAACCCGCGATCTCGTTTGAAATTGAGGAATCAAGGAAACCATCTGGTGATGATGCCAAGAGCATTGCTAGGTAGAATTTAGAGAGCTTGGTTTGTTGGACTAAAGTTGAAGGAGCAAGGAATGTTAGTTTTACGACGAAAAGTAGGCGAGTCGATTATAATCAATCACAACGTAAGGGTCACGGTGCATCAGGTCATCGGCAATACCATACGCCTCGCGATTGACGCGCCGAAAGACGTGAGCGTCAACCGAGAAGAACTAGAGCTGAGGATCGCTGCGGAGGGCAAAGATGAGGAGTGACATCCATATCCGTTGGTTAATACGCCGCGACATGCGCGAAGTAATGGCTATCGAGCATGGGAGTTTCGAGTTCCCTTGGGGCGAACGGGACTTCATCGAGTGCCTGCGGCAACGAAACTGCATCGGCATGGTCGCTGAGTTGCACGGCGTGATCGCTGGCTACATGGTTTACGAACTGTGTAGGAACCACATCAAGCTGCTATCAATCGCGGTAGACCCAAATCTCAGAAGGCTTGGAGTTGGCACCGCAATGATGACGAAGCTGAAGTCGAAGCTGAATCACATCAAACGCAGAGAAATCGTGTTTGACGTGCGAGAGACGAACCTTCCAGCACAGTTGTTCTTCCGTGCCGTGGACTGCAAGGCGATAGGAATCAATCCGAATCTCTACCGCGATACCGATGAAGACGCCTACCTGTTCACTTACAGTGAGCAGATGGCTTAACCCACAAGCCGGTGGCACTACTAGAAGCGTCACCGGCTTTTTCTTTTTCTGCTACTCTCTCGCAGCTGACTTTCGTCGTTGTACAAATTTGAGTAGATCCCCCGGCTGAACCCGCCACATTGCACGCTGCGCCTTGTCTGGTCGAACGTCGATTGCTGACAGATCACCGCTATCGATCCAGCTCTGCACCGTGCGCCGGTTAACTTGCATCCTAACAGCAACCTCATCGACTTTGAGCAGTTCTGGTTTCATGTGTGCGATCACCTCCTCTATCTCGATTCGCTTCATTGCTCTCGGTGAAGTCAACATTAGGTACGCTTCCAGATCCCAGTCGCAAAGTCTTCGCTCGGCAAGCAATGCTAGCTGCTTAGCTTCGGACCACTGCCTAGCGTCACCGAGTTGATCGTGACACCAACGGCATACAATGAGCAGGGCAAACAGCTTGTCGAGGCTTTTTTGGCGATGCACCCCTCTTGATATCTCATGAACATCGAGCGGAGTCACTGATCCAGTGAAGTATACGCGGTCGCAAACCTCGCATCGACCAACGGACTGCCGAAGATTGTCCCTGATGGGCTTGGCTTCAGTGAACCTCGCCCTAGCCTTAGCAGACATGTTTCGCATTAAAACGGCATATCCTTTGGATCAACGCGAGGTCGCTCTCGATTTGCACCAGGAGCGCCTTCGGCTCGCTGCCTTGGTTCACTGAACGATAAACTCATGAACGATCCATTCTGCCCTGCTTTGATCCACGCAGAGATCTGAAGCTCTTGCCCATTGATCGTCGCTTTCCCGGTGTAGTCTGGTCTGTTCTCCACACCTTTCTTGTCGTTCTTAAAAAGCACTCCACTATTGTCACGTTGCTGTTGCCCACTCATATCACATCCTCCGACGAGCTGTTAGTTTTGGCTCGATGGCACTGCTCGCATAGCACCACTAGCCCTTCCGGTTCGCAGAATAAACGCTCTACGAAACCGGCGATGTCCTCAAATGAACGAAGCGATCCAGCTGGAACAATGTGATCGACCTCGACTTCCGATTGCGGGAACCAGTGATTGCATTCAGCGCACTGGAACTCCCACTTTAACCTTTTATTGTCGCTCTGGCTTGGTCTCCTAGCCCCTTGTAGCACCATTCTACGTGGAGCCCACTTCCGAGACGCCAGCCGCAAATTGCTACGCAGGAATCCCCAGAACTGAGCCTCTGTTAATGTGTTTCCGGCTCTGGTTCTTGGAACCCGTTTGTTGCTCGGTTGCTTTCGCATTATGTGGCGGCTTTCGTGATAATCAATTCTACCTTTGAATTGTTGTTGCCTGTTGAGTTCACTATTTCCGATATGGCGTGATCTGCGTAAAGATCTCGAATCAAAGTGCAGTCGTCATATGTTGCTACCCAATCTTGATCGCCGCATGTGATCCAATCCTTCAGTCGCTTATGGTCGCTCACTGAAAAGGCGTGCCGATATAAGCCCTCACCTGCACCAGCGTATGGAGGATCTGCAAACACGAAGTCTTTGCTCTTAAGTTCGATTTCTTCGAAGTCGCAATGAATTATCTCAACGCCTTTGAGCAATTTGGAAAACTCAATTACGGTTCGTATGATCCTATCAGCGTTCCATCTGCAGCCAATCAAATAGTCGCTGTTCTGTTCTTTTCCTCCCTGAGGACCACCAGCCAAATAACCAATGCCTCCATGCGAACAGTATTGCAGGATAAGCTTATTCATTGCGATAGAAACTAGGTCTCCCGCAACACCATCAAGCTCCTTAGCCTTGTACCAGTCCTCAACATTTGGTGTCCATGAGCTGACCTTTGCGGCGAGAAGCAATGGATTGTCCCGAACGCACTTCCATAGTTCAATTAGAGAGAAGTCCTTATCTGCTAGCAACACTGATTGAAATCGGGTTCTCATCAAATTCCTAATTGCGACTGATCCGCCTCCGACAAAAGGTTCAACATACCGCTCTGGAGAAAACAACCCTCCTCCGGATGGCATCACCTTCTCTAGCTTTCCGTTCCACAGCTTCGATTTCCCACCTGGATACCTAAGCAGATTCGCTCCGGGTTTGCTGCGTTTCATCTCAGACATGGGCTGCAGGTCTTCTGGTGCAATCTCATGGTTCATGTGTTCTCCTTTCAAAGCTTTAACTAGCGGCTTGGATTGCACATCCTCCCAGCTTATCCAACCGAGTAGCGACACCACCCCAGATCGCACAACAGCCATTACAAATCTATGGCATTTCTTTTTTTTCAGTTGTTTTACAAGAGGCATATTTTGAGATGCCGTAGATTTAACATCAACTTTTATACCTCCGCACACAAAATCAAAACCGTTGTCATAGTTTTTCCCGAAATCAACGTGCTTGCCCATGTATTTCGCAAATGCGCATTCTCCAATTAGCCCCACCATGTGAGCTTCCTTAGACAACCCCTTGCCCCACTCATCGGCTCTTGCATTGTCGCGGTCTTGGCGTCGTTTTGCTTCCTCTTGGCAGAACACCTCCCATCCACTCTCGACTTGAATATCGATTTTAGTCGGGATAATCCGCCCCTTTGTTTCAACAAGCATAATAGCTTTCCCCTAGAACAACTCCACCAAATCCAACCACAGACCGCCCGCAGCCAGCAATTCCCTCATATCCTTAAAGGGCTCTGGGATCATAACCCAAGCCGCATTTAGCTCTGCCGCTACTTTCTTCGCACCGTATAGTCCAGGCCAGCAGAAAGAACAGCCCCGGCAATTGGCTGTGCAACTCGGCACCATTCCCCGGCGATCCGGACGCTCGTCGCGTTCTCCCACCACGATCACCCGCTTTTCTGGACAGCATTGTTTTATCATTCGCTTGATATACTGACCTCCGTGCGTATTTGACGCGCGACCGACTGCCGAAAGACCTGAGGATTCGCATGCGGCAACGTCACTTCCGCCTTCGACGATCCACAGTGGTCCCTTTCTAGTGAACCAGTCCGAAGTGTAGAATACGCCGGTTGAGCCACCAGGGTTAGTTCGCTTTGTTCCATCGGCATACCGGCGGACATAACCAATGCAAACGCCGTTCGAGTCCCTGCTCGGCCAGCTCGAAAACTCAGCCTTGTTCCATTCGTCCCAGCCTACACCGACCCGCATGGAGTCTAGTGCGTCAACGCTAACTTGAAGCTGGTCACCCAGCTCGCAACGCTTGTCGTGCGCTTCTGCGTGCTCATACATGGCTTTGCACTCCTTTGTCCAGTCAGGCTTCTTCTCTGCTTCCTTCGTTACCACGACCGGTGGTAGAGGGGATGACAGCATGTGGAGCCATCCAAGACCTCCCTGCGAGTCCTCGACGGGCTTCTCGCTTTCGACTCGCATGCATCTCACAGCAGATCCGTCTGCCGTTCTACCGCAGTAGTCTGGCTTGCCGCAGATGGGACACGGCTCTCGCCTACTGACTCGTTTCCATTTGCCCATTTTATCTGTCGATTCCAAATGCTGTTTCGTGCCGAAGTTCCATCATGTCTGGTGTTCTCCGTGGACCTCTTCGAACTATCGGCGTAAAGTATCCAGAGGCAACCATCTCCGTAATCTTGCCCCTCCTGCAAGATTTGCAATAACGCTCACCTTTGATCGCCTCCATGCTGCATTCTTCGCACTTGAGCGGAAATTTGACGTTCATGAACTGGTCCTCCAAGGGTTCGCTTCTCTTGAGAAATCACCAACGGTAAATCCATACGTGTAACGCACTGGTTTTTCGGCATCGCTGTGACCATACGGAATCATGCGGTATCGCCTTTCAGCGACAGTGATGTGCGATGGCGTGCGAAGCATCGTGCCTTGCTTGGTAGCCAATCCCTTCGCAATACCCCACGCTTGTTTGAAGTTCTTGCCCCTCGACCCAGCGATGTACAACGCTTGCACGAACATCTGCTCGCACGTAAGCCTTTTCTCTTTCGTCTCGCGTTTTATCTCAACCATCTCGCCGCCGACAAACTCTAGATTTTGCGACTCCAACTCCTTTTTGGTTGGCTCGTATCCGCAGGCACTGCACTTTCCACCGCGATAGACAGCTCCGCAGCTCGGGCATTCGACAGTCGCTCTCGGTTCGTGTGTTTTCGATGGACGCTCACCCCAATCCAGTGACCACTCGATCTCATCCTCAAAAAAACCATGCCGACGAATGTTATTGGCATGATCGAGTACGATGCAATCCGCTACTGCTGGGTGAACTCGGGATCCCCGTCCAACCATCTGGCGATAGCGAACAACAGACCCAATGGCAGTGCAAAGCTGGACACAACCGACCCGAGGGATATCCGTACCCCGCTCGATCACCCCGACATTGCACAAATAGTCGATATGACCATCGTTCAGCCAGCGGAACAACTTTTGCCGCTCCTCGTCCTCGGTCTCTCCGTCCACGTAATGAGCATCAACTCCGTTCGCTCTCAGTAAGTTCATGGCTTCGTAGGCGTGCGTTCTCCGGGGGAAGAAACCCACGGTGGCGCGACCTTCACCCAAATTCTTCCAGTCGCGGATGAGATCCCCGGCTAGCCCCTCCATAGCCTTCGCAACGCTGTCCTCCGTGTACTCGTCGCCTTTTTTGACCAGGAGGCTAAGATTGCCTTGCGTGGCTTGGAAGTACCGAAACGGAGCCAGGAAGCCGTTTCCGATTAACCACTCTGGGGATGGTCCGTTTACTATCGCCTTGAAGACCTGATTGAGCTCTTCGTGTTGAGGAGTAGCGGAAAGCCCGAGCACAAACGGTTCTCGCAACCCAAGCTCATTCCTCTTCGCATTGTGCGCTTTCAGGAAGTTTACGAACTTGCTCACCTGCGAGTGGATCTCGTCGAACACCAGAAAGTCGTAGGTGTAGTTGGTGGTGTACTTGTCGCGGTTGACATACCAGCTGTTCACCGTATCGATCGATGCCACTTGGATCGCTCGACCTGGAGCCGTGTCGCAACCAGACATGATGATCCCGTGAGAAAGGCTTGGGTGACTCGTAAAAGAATCTGCAGCATTCTGCACCAAGCCTCTCCTGTGAACCATGAACGCAGCGTGTCCAGACTCGTTAAGCATCTTCTGCCTGTTCGCATACGATCCGAGGATATACTTCGCGACCACAGTTTTCCCAGCTCCTGGAGGCATGCAGGCAATGATGCTCTTGTGCTCCACGATCTTGGCTCGCAGTTCCTTGACCAATTCTTCTTGGTAGGGTCTCAGTGTTGGCAACTCAAACATCAATCACCTAAACCATCTGTATAAACTTCAGGACTATTTCGAGCCCGATGTCGAGCGGGAAATCAACGAACCACAAAACGCTTGAACCAGACTTTCGCTGGACGGTCCAAAACGGTGAGTCGCGTGACTCCGTGATAAACCTCACTGGTCCGCTCTGATACGCAAAACGAGGAGGCGTCTTGTGTTTCGACTGTGTGGTATCACGCTTGCATTCCTCGTCGAATCGCTTTCTATCGTCTGACTTGAAGCCGAGTTTGACCAGATGCTGCTCCAGCTCGGTCAGCTTTGCTGTAGGTCTATTTACTGCCACTGGCATAATCATCCTCCTTTGTTTTGCCGAACAAGCCCCGCCTTGCGGCTAGGGCTGTAAAAGTAACTTCAGCTTCTACTACGCCGACACTGGCAATTCAACAGGCGATGCCCCGTCAACCGAGGGCTTCGGCACTAAAGCAGAGGCGTACTCCCGCTCCAGAAGCTCTGTGTAACGCTCGTCCCGCGATCGCTTGGTGTGCTTCACCATCGGCCAAACATGATCTAGCATCGCCAGTTTTGCTTGGTGATCGCTTACAGCAACGATCCAAATATGCAGGTTTCCGCACTCCGACTTCGACGCAAAGATAGGCATGTCGCGGTCACGACTGTCCTTTATTGCTGCCAACTCGTCTTCGTAGACCACTGCTCTTCTATCTTCCGACATAACCCACCAACTCCTTAACCTAAGAACTCAATCTTTTCGGCGCTACAATCGCCGAACTCATCAACGCCAACCAGATATGCGACGTAATCGACCTTGACGACTACATCATTCTCGACGCCCTCAAAGGCTAACTCTAATTCCGCCTCTGAATCGTGCATGTTTTTTACGGCTTCTTCGTACCGCTTCATGTCGCGAATAAAACGCGATGCCGCGATGGAAATCTCCACTCGCTTGTCCACCGTCAGGCTCCCGTCCTCGTTGTAGACCTTCTTGTCTTCGACGACTTCTTGAGATACTTCTTCAGACATATCAATCTCCAGTAGATGAAAACAGATTCTCAAAAACCACTACTTCTTTTCGATTTCACGCTTTCGCGCTGCATACACCGCATACATCGGATTCTTCAGCCATGCCTCCTTATTCACTAAATCCAAAGCAATCTTATTGAGCTGATCGAGCGTTTCGCACTTAACCAGAGCATCTTGCCACTTAGCGATCTCTTGAGACTGCTCTGCGGTCACGTGAAACGCTGCTGGACGCTCCGCAGGGGATGCACCGCGAGTAATGTTGTCTTGCTCGTTGTCTGGCTGACCTCGAAGGTGGAACGCTGAAAGATATGCAGCCTTCGCCGCATAACTGAAAGCTTTTCCTGTAGCTTTGTCGCTGTAATCCAAACCATGACCCCAGCCGATGAAGGAAGCTCTGTCTGTTGGATCGTCAGCGTTAACCAGCTCTATCTTGATCTTGCACTTAGCGGACCACGTTGTTCTCGGCTTGCCGTATTTGTCAACCTCTTCAAAGCTCTCGAGATAGTCATCGATGACATCAACAACCGTTGCGACCACTCCGTGCAATATCAATGCTTCTCGCAACCTCTCGTCGATATCGTCGATGCGATGGTACTCGAAGCGATCGCCGTAATTCGCCTTCCCGCCTTTTCCAATAGCTCCCATAGTAGCCATGATTTGAACAATGCGTTGATGCAGATTAAGAGTGCTACTCATTTTCACCTCCAAGAGTCATTGATGCGTACACCTTGCGAGCGAGCTCAACTCGCTCCCGCAGCTTGTCGATGAACCGTTCGTCGCGATCAAACTCAAACGTCTTGACTCGGTGCTCTTCCGGAATCAAGCGACTCGCCGTGTGCATTTTCATCACCTTGCTCACGGCATCCTTGTAGTACTTGTTCTCCTCATCACAATTGAATCGGAAGTAAAACCGCTTCTTCTCCTCCTCCACAATCTCATGAGGAGTATCAAGCAGCACGTGAGCCAGCCGGAACTTCGATGCACCGGTGAGAGCCATGTAAACCTGCCCTTGGGCGCGGTACATAGAATCGGGCTTGGTAGTCTCTACAAACGTTCGCAGGGACCAAGAGCACTTGATGTCCTCCACAATGTCATCGAGAACGATATCGGGCGTGCCTGCAAAATGATCGTCCGACCAAGACTCTTCGTTCTTGATCCGAAAGCCCCCTGGAACATGGCGAACCAGGACGCCGATCGCCTCTTCCTCGCACATCAAGCCCTTCAGCATCTCGTTTGTGACCACGGGCTCCTCGTATTCGAAAGTGTTCTTCAACCACACGTCACGAATGTACTTGAGGGCGGTAGCGCCAAACTCAAACTCTCCGTCTCGCTTGGCAATCAACTCACTCAGTTCCTCCTGCATGTTAGCGGTGAGAGGCTTCGAGCCCTCTCTCTGCCTCTGCTGCAGTTCATGAATGCGAGCCAGCTGCTTGTCGGTGATGGCGTTCCCGCCGACTAAAAGATTGCCCACGGAGGAGGCACGGAACTTCACTGACGGAATGTCAGCACTCATAGCAAATCTCCCAATATGCTCTCGAAATATGTCAGCCTGACCGTTGCCAGGACGCACCAATCATAGCGACCGCACCCCAGCGTGCAATAGCATGGTGGGAAAAATTCCCAAGATTAAGAGCCTGCTTCCTTGATGTAGCGATATCCCAGCCGGAATAGCACCCGAGCTAGATCCTCGCTGGTTTCGGTGATCGCTTCCTCGCCGAGATCCCAGTGGCAGGCATGCAGCATCTCGTGAATTAGCACTTCCAGCTCGCGTTCCCCGGCAAGTGATCGGCGGATTGTGATCGTCCTTGCGTCAGCATCACACAGCCCGTCCAGCTTGGCGTCTAGCTTGCCTCGCATGATTTTCCAATAGCGACCTCGAAGTCGGCATCGCATCACTTGCACCTCACCGAGTCCAACAAGACTCTATCATGCTTGTGACTCCAGGTGAATTTTAACCAAGCGGACCCCAAAGCTTTTGGTCCGAGCATTCGTTCGACCTCCCATCCTGATGCACCGTCACCCCAGGCGTCCTTGTACCCAGGGCAGCGAATGTGCAACTGCTCATCATGGTACAAAACACCCTTCGAACTGCATCTCTGGCGGGGAATCGTAAACGACCATTCGTCATGGGTGTGACCGGTGAGAACAACATCGCTATCGGGCGACCAGATTGCGATTCGAGATGGCTGAAGGGTTCCTCGGGTTATTACGCCGCCTCCACCTGATCCGTGGTAGTGATAAAGCATTTTCTGGTCTTTTTGCGCACCCTTACCGCCTTTTTGATTTTTATCAATGAAGCGAAATATCACCCAGCCTCCGTAGCCACTCGCTTCAACCTTGGATCCGTATTGTCGCATCCTTGCAGCGAGTCTGTCGGTGAGATCTGTTTCGTGCCTATTCGTGATTGCTGTTTCGTGGTTCCCTCGACCTAAAACAGCAAAGTGATCCTTGTATGGCTGGTAAAACTCAGCCGCCGTGTCCACAAGCAAATCAAGATAGTTATTGCCCTGGTGCTCGGGTCGCAGAGAGTGCTTGTCGGCTCGCTTATCCCACTTGCCCTGCATTGCGCAAAATAAGTCTCCGTTATCGATGATTGGAGCATCGTACTCGACAGCTTCTTCGAGATGCTTCTTCTCAAGATCCTGCTTGCATTTTGGATTGTCATGATGGACATCGCTTCGCAGCAACACCCACTGCTCCCAATCCTGGTTACGCCAGAGATCAACCTTAATCTCCATCACGTTCCTGCTTATCCGTCTCAGACTCCATCCCATCGCCCAGCTCCTTTACATGGAAAGCGACCTGCGAAGCTACATCTGATAAGCAGCGTCCATTCTCAGACTGGCGATTTCTCGAAGAATAGCGTCAGCTTCCCAATAGCCGACCTTTTCAGTTGATCTACCACCAACTTCAAGCCGGAATCTCGGCACGCCGTTTCCAGGCACTTCACCCGCAAAGATGTTGACGCCAGCCTTTTGCAGCACCGGTCTATCCTTTGCGTTCCACTGCTTGCACCAAGAGCAGAACTCGCTAGAAACCACTACAAGCGTTGCTGTAGCCACAGGGCTAGGCTTGTTGTCCCCGCCCTCTTCTTGCCCCTGACCAAACGGAGATAGCCCAAACGGATCCTGGATAGCATTTGGCACAGCGTAGAACGTGTGAGAGGGGTGTACGGTGGCGAGATGCTGATCCCAAGTCACCCAGAAGAACCCGCCTTCTCCCTGCCCTGTTCCATGGCTCGAGTGCTCTCGAAACTCGAACCGTCCCTTCTCGCGGTTGTATCGAACGTGATCGAGGTGCTCGGAATGATTTCCTGGACCTCGGTCGCCAATCAGGACGCCATTACTATCGAACTTACGCCAGTTGCGACCAACATGAATGGCGATCACAACGGGACTGCCAGTCGCCAAGGCAACCACCACTTCCTGCTCGGACGGGGTTCCGAAACCTTCGTGAGCACGAAAGCGAAGAGCCTCCTTGTCAGCCTTGTCGGTGCTGTACATCTTTCGGTAGATATTGCCCTCCGCGACGGTATTCCTTGTAGCGATCCCTCGCTCGGTGATGGCTCGAAGGTTGTCGCCTAGCGTCCCACCCTGATCGGCGCCGCCGTTAACGAGCGAGTAGAGATAATCATCGCTCAGGACAATCCTGGGCTGTCCGCTGCGATATCTCGCTTTCTCAATAGCATATGTCGCCGCACTGGACGCACACTTCCCCCAGCCGTTCTGAAACTTCGTCCAGGAGGAATCATAGTGAGCCATGCCTCCTACACTGTTCTGATACTCCTGCGACTCGATCAAGCTGATAAGCTCTGATCTGCTTGGCAGGGATCCGAGCAATCTTCCCATGGTCGTGAGCCGAGGGGGATTTGGATCTGGAATTAAGCCGAGAGAAACCTTAACTCCATCCGGTGTAATAACAGCCTCCTTGCCGTCTTCGATGATGACTTCGCAATCACTCACCTGTCGCCTCCTTTACGATAGCTTTCAATTCGTCTAGCGATGCAGGCGCCTTGTAAACCGAATACCTATTGGAGTCCTGGATCAGGAACAACGCAGGCAGTCCGGACGCAACATCCAGGAATGGCTTTGCTTTAGCCGAATCCTGGTCGTCGTCGTAAGCCGACATCTTGATGCCTCGAGATTCGAGATAGCGACGAGTCTCCAATGACAGTCGCGTGTTTGTTTGTGGTACCTGATTAACCGCATCAGCTTGCTCGTAAACCCACACAGCCCAGTTAACCTTCAGCTTCGGCTTCGGATTCACGTTCGGATCGGGCTTTGGCTCCGGCTTTGGCTTAGGCGGCTCTGGAGGCACACTGCCGTCATCCACAATCTTGATGATGGTGGATTCGCCTGTGGTGATGAAGTAATCGCCCGGAGGAGCAACAAAAACCGTGAAAGCTCCAGATCGCTCAAAGTGGTCGTCTGAAAGATATGACCACACTACGGTCCCTTGATCCACCCTGGCGTAGATCGCCTGGATCTTCACTCCCTCGGGGTGGTTAATCCTAATTGGGCGGTCTCGCTTGACCACCGAGGGGGATTGCACGAACGCCTTGTCCGTAAGCGTCTCCTGCGGGATCACCACAGCCAAAGACGCCAAAACCATGAAAAGAGACATTACAGCGGTTCGTATCATGCTCACCCCCCCAGTATGGTCAAGTTGACTTCCACTACGAAACAGCTTCGCCTAGCGTGATTTCGTTTCGGCTGTTGCCGTCGCAGATTTGACTGTCTCGAATGATGTCAATGATTTCCTTGACAATCGAGATGACCTCCTGTAGATCGAGACATTTCAGGATGTCAGAAAAACTGCACTCCCCGTCTGGGCATTTATCACAATTGCCAAACAGAGCCACAATACGCTTTCCAACGGCTAGAACGCGATCCATCGGGAAGCAGCGCAAGAAGCGGAACAGATCGAAGATACCCACAGTTACAGCGGGCGATTTCAGCTGGACCGAAAGCTCCTCGGCTGCGTCAAGTGGAGCACGGCACGCACCGTCTGGGCAGTCTTCGTGAGCTGCGACAGTTCGAAGAAGTAGCGTCAAAAGCTGAACAATTAGCAAGATTGCCTGAGACATATAAACCCTTTCAAGAAAACCACATACTGGGCAGCACAAAACCGTATTGTACTGCCAAACAGCCTATTTACCACTAAATTGCCGCTTGATTTCTCGCAATCTAGCAACTGCTGAGCCCTTCATAACGTAGGATCCACCCTTCAATTCGTAGGCTGATCCATAGTTATCCTTGTAATACTCAATGAGGAGCGATCGAGCTTCAGGAAGCGTTATGCCAGATTCAGCCATTTCCTGTCTCGCCTTATCTCTCTCCGCAACGGCTTTGTCATAATTCTCAGCGTTTTTGTAATCCTTCCTCTGGGGATTCGCTCCAGCTGCGAAGATAAGCCCCTGCCGTTTTGCCTCTCTTCTCTTGCTAACCCCCTCCATCTGTTCGCTGGAAAGCAAGTCGCTGTAGGCGGGATCTGGACTATTCCATTGCATAGCCTTCAGATCGTTGTCGAATTGCTTCTTGCGATCTGCCTCGCTACCCTTCTTGTACTTGGTACGGTCACCATGCGTTGAAACGGAAACACCAAAAAACGCTTCGAGTGCAGCCAGCGTGCCTCTCTTAAGACCAAGCTCGCTTTCTGCCGCATATATTTCTCGGTACGTCAGCGGAGTTAATCGGCTGGAAGCTATATTTCTGTATATTGCTGTCGGATCGTCCTTGTCCTCTATAACCGTACCAACCGCATCTCTGCCAGAAATCCATTCGAGTATCGCAGATGGCGCTGTGCCTAGCTTGTACCGACCGTAATTGATCAAGAAGTCGGCAGCGGTTTTTCCTCCGTGCTGAACGTCCTCTCCATAAATCGACTTGATCTCCCCTTTGCCAGTTTTGATCTTGCCGGTTGCAATCCTTGCAGCCAAAACGATGGCTGGCATCATACCGCCTTCGTCTTTGAATCTCGTCTCGCCGACCTTGAGTGCCAATGCATCGCTAGATCGCAAATCAAACTCCATTGTTGGTTTCTTCTCTTCGTCGTCTCCCGCCAAAACGGAATACGCAAAGTAAGCTGCAGCCATTTTCGCTGCATGACCAACCAAAGATTGAATGTACAACTTAGCCAACGCCACTCGCATTCCGCGATCCGCGTTCCACTGACCGATCCATTCTGGAGTAACGAGCTGGAAAGGAACAATGAAGTCTGCCTGGATTCGCGACCACGTCCAGCGTCTAGCTAGGAACAGCCAATCAAGCCACGGGCTTCCGCCTTTTATTCCAGTGCCTCTTCCGCTGAAGATGTTCGTTATTCGTCCGGTTTCCTTGATGTCATTATTTGTCCATTCAGTACTCAATCCGAAGAACTCACGCGCAGCCAGTGTATCCCGCTTTTGGATATCGTACATGTCGGCTTTCATGATGTTCGAGAACGTTCTGTTGCCACGCTCAAACATCTGATAAACCTTTGCCCACGCTCTTAAAGGCAGCAAAAGCTTTGTCTCTGTTCTCTCGAGCCATTGAATAACAGCCGACTGGTACAACTCCTCTAGTTTTGCTTGCGGACCGGTTGCTTTTGTAAAGTCCACCTTCGCATCAAGGTACTCATCGGCGTTTGGTCTATTCTCGATGCTCTCCATAGATGCCAGTGCAAGTCGCTGACTAAACACTGCTGGCATGGCTTCGGTTAGCGCACGGAAAGCCTTCATCGGCTGCGAGTAGGTGTAGAAAAATCCTTGTCGCAGTACAAATGACATCTCGAGCCCAAGCATCAACGTCTTAGGTATCAGTGACGTAGCCTCAAGCAAGCCTTGCCCTATCCACTGCCCAGCGTTCCAGTTTGCTCGAGTAGCCTTCTCGATCGCGATCATTGCCTCATATTTCTTTTCCTCGATCTCCAGGTTTTTCTCGAGGATGTCCTTCTCAACAATAGTACGCTTCTGCAGTGGCACAGGGAGTCTTCCGGCTTTTGCTTCGTCGCGGCGATTCTCCCAAAACGCCAGTCGCTTCTCCTGGGTCTTCCGATACCTTTCCCAGTATTTCGTCTCCTGAAGAGCCTGATACAAAGGACTTGCTTTTCTCGCCCTCTTCTGGGTTTCTCGTAGCGATGCCAGATCCGACTTCAGCTGCTCCTTCCTTGCAGATGTAAGCTCAGCGTTCTTTGCCGCAGGCGCCCATGACCCGCTGTTTAACGCCTGTATGTCCGCCTTCACTGCGTCAATCTGACGGGCAAGCAGCTTCATAGATGCCTCTAGCCGCTGTTCATCAGTAAGTGGCTTTCGCCCTCGCTTTGCTTTGGCAGACGGGAATATCTCGCTGTACGCGGCTTTCAATTCATCCCGCTGCCGCCGCTTTGCGTCTAGCTGGCTGCGAAGGTCTTCAAGCTCTGCATCCGGCTCCAGACGAGTTTTCTCAGCAACTGGCTTGACGAGCTCTTTTCTGTTTTTGACCGCATCCTCTAATGCCGAGATGTCGTTGTCGAGCATCTCTAGCCTATTCTTCGCGGAGGTCTTTGCCGTACTCAAAGCCGACTTCAACTGCCCCTCTCGAGATTCAGCAGGAACTGGCAATGTTTTCTTCAGCTTGTTGAACTCCGCAATTAGCTCTCGCTCAATGCTGTCGGGAGTCGCCTGCTCCCTACCAGTTGCTTTCGGAAGAAGATTCTTCTCTCTCAAACGACGTGCTACCTCCTCCGGGCTTACGCCATCCTTCAGCCATGCTTCGCTTTGTGCAATCGCCTTTAGCGTGTCCTCTATTTTTAATGATTGCCTTGCCTTGCCGCGAATAGCCCGAGTCTTGACTGCGACTTCTTCTCCAGAAAGCTTCCGCCAGACGCCATAGTCACTCATGGCTTGCATGGTGTCGTATTTATCGATACCTGGAACATCGAGCGAAAGTTGTTCATGAACTACATCAACAACCTCCATCCACGTTTCAGGATTAGCACCATATCCAGCTTCGATAGCCAGTCTCATCAACTCCTTAGCTCTAGCGCCGATGTCAGCGTTGTCAGGATCATCGCCTAAAGGAGACACCACATCCGTTTTTTCACTACTTGCGTTCCACGCATCCATCAAAGCCTGCATCTGCTCTGGTGAAGCGTTCTTCAAGTTCGCCTTGATCTGAAGCTCAAACTCAAGCGTAGAACTAACGCCCATCTCGCGAAGCAACTTGACCAGATTAGCTGCAGCAGTTTGTGCGGCGTCATCTTGTCTTCCTGGAGAGTATCGAATGTCAGGATTTACATCGACAGATGCGGCTTGCTGTGACCCCTCCCATACGTTGATGGCGTACTCGAGCGGATCTAGCAGCGCCTTAGATGTCTCGAGCAATCGCTTCGTGTCCGAATAGCCATACGAATAACCTTCCGGTTTCTTTGCGAGGTGCTTCGGAAGATACTTCACAAAAGCCTTAGCAAGCGACTTGTAATCCGCTGGATCATAGAAGTCGTCTCGATTTGCACTCACCCCAGACTCTTTAGAAATCTGCTCTAACATCATGCGAGTTGCTGGAGACTTATCTTCGAAAAGAACACGCACTCCATCCCCCCAGTTTGCCTCATGCAAATCAGACTGGATAGCCCATTTGCCAAGCATCTTCATCAGCTTGCTATCTGGAGCGAATGGATTGTCGTCGCCAAAAGCAGACGCCAACACATTCATGTCCTTTTCGCTGATGTCTGCGTCAGGAACCCCCTGCATTACTAGAGGCATGTACGCTCGCAACCATTCACTGCGAGACACCGTTGCAGGATCCGGAAGTGTTTCAGTTCCAAACCCAAAGTCAGCAATGGCTTCCAATGCTGGAGTTCTGCCTACAGAGAATCTTTCTTGTCCCCATGCGTTCTGAAACGCTGCAAAGCTGTCAGCAACTTTCTTAAGCAATGCAGCTCGCTTGGTGCCTTTTTTCGGCTTTGTCGGCTCAATTGCTGGCTTCGCTTCTGCTTCCGCCTTTATCCTCGCTATGGTTTCCTTAGCAAGCTTTTCCGCTAGCTCCACCTTGTCTGCTTCCAATTGCTTAATGCGATCGGCAAGTTCAGCGTAATCCTGAATCTGACTGTCGGTGGGATCGGTGCCAGCAACTCGCATGTGTTCGCTGATAAGACCAGCCAAAGAGAAGTCGCCATATCTCTCAACCTTGCGACTAACCAATGCACGACCCGCTTCGGTTCCAACAGTATTGGCAACCTTGATTGTTCTTCGCAGTTCATCTACGACATTCTTCCCAGCGATTCGCTGATTGTCGAGATATGTAATGTGCTGCCCAATCGCTGCGCTCTCTATCTTGCCAATTTTCTCTGGATAGCGTTCCGCCTCTGCTATGAGCTTCAGGCGATCCTTTGCAGTTGGGTACTGTTGTCGAGCTCGCTCCTCCCATTCTTCAAAAGACTCGCTGGATGGACGCACTCTCGGAGGGAACCCAGACTCTGCTCGCAATTCGTCGGTCTTGCGGTTCTTGATGCTAGTTGTTCTATCTCCTGCCGCCTTCGGCTTGATCGCACCTTTCTCTTCCAGCTGCTTGTACAACGCTGCAAGAATGGCATCTTTCTTGCGACCTGGGGAATAACGCACATCGCTCTGGAGGTCGTCAAACCGCTTGCTCAACGGAATGACGTTTCCGGCGTCATCGTAAGTGACGGGATCTGAAGATTTGATTTGAGAAGGAGAGAACGCAACGTAAGCATCAAAATCATTTTCTCCATCCGTGTCGCGGATAATCACCCCATCGTACCCCATCTTCTTGATGGCTTTTACAAGAGTACCTTCAGGATCCTGCTCTTTATCGAACAACTCCCAAGAAGCACCCTTCTGACCTAGCCATCTCGAGTTCACGCCGTTATCAACAAGCGTATTGAACTGAGCGTCTGATATGCCGTTTCTCCAGTCCAGCATCTCGCCAAAGATCCTAAACTTGCGAGTGCTGCCGCTTGTGCGACCACCTTGGGTCTGGTAATTGGAGGCAGCGGTCTTATCTGGAGTGAAGAACGCAGCATTCCTGCTTACCTCGTAAGATCCAAATACCGTGCTATTGAAACCCTTGCTAGGAATCTGGAACTTGTAAAACGCAGCATGCGGACTTCCGTGATAAACCACCGGAGAAACACCGCCAGCAAACTCTCCTGCTTTCTGAGCAGCCTTGTTCACCAATCTCTGCGCAAGCTTCTTGTCACCGTCCTTGACCGCAGCAAGATACTTTTCGTCTACGCGGCGACCGGGAGAATAGCGGATTCCTTCGCCCTTCGTACCCTTTGCAGAAATGCGAACTCCATTTTTCTCAAGCTCTGCACGTAGCTGTGGCGTAATAACGTTCTCTGGTACAGAAAGCCTCGCCGGATTAACAATGTCGGCGATCTTCTTCGCCACTTCAGCATCTGGGACTATTCGCTTGATACGCAAGTACCTGGAGAGAACAACCTCCCTGCCGCCTGGAAGCTTGGAAGCAACAACGCCAGCCCTCCACTTATTCGAACCCACCTTCTTGCTTGATCCCTCGGCTTGATAGCCGCTCGTCATTTCGCTTTCTGGGACTTCAACCTCGACGATCACCATGCGTGGTCGTCTAATACCATCGTTGAGCCATGATGCCGTAAACTGATCATTAAGAGGCATAGGAGACGCATGGAAGTACGGAGCATAAGCAGCCCACGTAACACCTTTTGGCTTTTGCAGAGGAAACTTCCCTGCGTTCTTTCCTGTCTTGGGAACGAGTTCCGGTCTCTCCTCCGATTGCATCCACTGACCAATAGGTTCTCCTGGACGCATAGCTAGCCTGCCTTCGTCGCTCTTGCTTCGAGACGACATGGGAGGATAAAGCTTTCCGTCAATTAGGAGCATCGCACGGTACAGCTTAACCTTCTTCCCAGAGTTGAGCTTCTTAGCCAACTGCGGTCTTGCAACTGCATATTGCAGTCCAGACTCCAGATCAGGACCATTCATGTCGGCATCGCCAACATCTTCCATGTCTGCAGCACGACCCTCGGTCCACGTCCACTCGGGCATCAAGCCGGTTTTCTGGTCCGCAAAAATCGTGTCTTCGACTTTTGCATTACGGTTCGCTTCTCCGTGAGGTCCGTAATTCAACCAAGAGTTCTGCCCACGGGTCTCGCTAGTGATAGCACCTACTGCTGACCCGTAAAACAAACGCACATGCGCCTGCCAAGCATTTTCTTCACCCCTCGCTCTAAACCCTGCACCTTCTAGGCTGTGTCCAAAAGCGTCATGAACAGCCCGAAACAGATCGTTAGCCAAGACGGGCTTCATTTCCCCATCTAGCCCTCCTGACGCCCACAAAATTCCTGTATCCGCAAGCAGAGGATTGTCGTTTACATCAAGGTCGCTTGTCCCGAAGCCGTCTGTTGTCGGGAATACACCCATCTGCTTATTACTTCGCAAATCTCGCAAAGCATTATACGGGCTCGATGCGTACTCGAGGTTGCTAGGAATCCCTAGATCCATAAACCAGAACTTATATCCAGCGTCCTCTAACGCCCTGTACTGATCCGTGGTTTGCTTAATAAGCTCTTGGTACGCCTCTTTGACCTTAGGATCCTGCGGATCATGCGGCATCTGCGCATACGCATCGGCTATCCTTCTTGCCCGATCCTCGTCTACTTGGACGTATTCGGCTTGTCGCTTGAGATCGATCCCATACTCTTTGGCGTATCGCTCGGCAACCGCAACGACCTCGGGATCCGGCCCGTTAATGCCTGGGACCGATGGCGAGCCTGCAAGAGCCTCCGTCTTCCCAATGCCTTTTCGTCCTCTTCCGTCTCCGGTCGATTCGGGTCGTCGTCCAGGCGAATATCGTTTTCCACCTTGCTTTGCTTTGGCATTCTGCTTTTTCCTTTCTTGTAACTCCAGGTAATTCTTCTTCGCCACCAATCGTTGTGATGCGACGGCTTCGTCGTACGTATCAAATACGTCACCTTCTCTGCTGTCAACGCGATAGATCTCTGTTTGCTGCGGATCATACGCCATGAAGACGATGTCCGGCTCACCATTATTGAAATCCGAATAAGCTTTCTTGTCCCAGCCTTCCATAGCGAAGTCGTCGTCCCACTTAATGCGGGAAATCGCTCGGAATCCGTTTGCTGAATAAACCACCGGCAGGAATGTGTCGAACGCATCAAGCGTATTACCGCCCTCTTCGACCGCCAGTCGTATCATCGCGTAACTTACGCCGCGATGAAGGCTACCAGCCGTATTAAACACCGATACGATATCCGTAATACTGGGGTCGTCGGTCGCCTTCAACGCAAACCCAGCCTTGCCGTCCTCCGTCAGAAACAGCCGCATATCCCGGTAGTCTTGGTCGGGATAAACATAAACTGACGCCCCTAGCTTTCCTTGGCTTTCGCGTGCCGAAGTAATCGCTTCGGAAAATTGCCTCGCCGATTTATCCGATGCTTTTAGCTCAATAAAGGCTGGAGCACTGACGCCAGATTCCGCCCATTCTGCAACGTCAGCTACATACCTAGCAGTTAGATCATATCCGCCCACTTTTCGGCTGTCTGTCGATCGACTCCAAACTCTTTCATCAACGCCGAGACTTCCCCGGACGGCAACGGTTGCGTCTCGTCCGCTTCGTCCTGGAGAGTATCTTCGTCCTCCATCTCCTCCTCCATCGGTAGCCCCGACAGAAGCCTGTCCATCTCCTCGTACTCGTCCTCTGTCACGTTTCTTCCGTACAGATCCTCCAACATCTTCTCGAGCGGGTCTGGCCCAGGTGGGAGTGTCGATTCCACCGGCTGCTTCAAAGACTTGTTCTCTTGCTTCTTCGACTGATATTTTGCCATCTGCGTAACTTTCCCAAATATCGTTGACTTTTGTTACGTTCTTCTTGACGCTCTTAAACACGTCCGTGAACAAGCCGCGAACTGGATCCCAAGTCGCGCTCTGCATCTGCCTTGGCAGCAATCCGTTTTCTTTTGCGGATACATTATATGCTTCAGCAAACGCATAGTATAGCCCCTTGATTCCAAAAGCTCCCGCGTTTTTAGCCCCGCTGCCACCGAAGTTCTGAGTGACCTGGGTCGACTTCCCCGACAAAGGCATCAGCAGTGCTGCTGCAATCGCATGGGTATCCATCGTCACATCACCATCCTCGCTCATCGGATCAATGATGTTGTTGTAAAAGTTTCGGATCTTGTGCTGCTGCCCTAGTCGCCTCGTAATATTTCTTGGGCTTCCATTGTTCCTAATCGAAACGCCCTTCCCAATCTCTCCATAGGATCCCCACGCTAGTCTCGCGTTCTCTCCGTTATCATTTTTAGCTACGCCTACAGCACGTCCGTCGGGAGCAATTACGTTGTAGTCCTTGGTCGTGTTTACCTCATGATACAACCTTACCATGAAGGACTGGATTTCTTCTGGAACACTGTCAAGAGTTTTGCCTAAATGGCTTTCGAGTTTGCTCACTACGGCATCGGCTTTTGTTGTAGACTTAGCCAGCTTGGCTTTAGCAGCCACTAACGACGCTGCACTGTCATCAATTGCGGATTTAACTTCCCTGCGATGCTCGCTAACCAATTTCTTCAGATCACTGTCAGAAAGCGACTCTCCAGGAGATGCTGCTGCACCTTCCTTAAAAATCGTGATAGCCCAATTCGCTATTTTTTGCAGAGACGCCTTTTCGTCTGGGCTCATTTTTGACTTTAACTGTCCAGTCGCTTTTGCGAAACCAACACCTGCTTGTGAGGCAAGCTTCTGCAACTCGGAAGAGGTCTTACCACCTTCTTGCAGAAATGCCCCAGAAGAAAGCACCGATTCAATCTTGCGATAATTTTCTAGCGTGGTTCCCTTATACTCGAGGTTTGCTTTAGCGAGCGCACTCTCAGCAAGTCTAACCTTCCTGCTGTATCCTTTGAGACCATCAACCCTAACTACGTCCCTCTGATGGGCAATCATTTCCGGAGTCATCACCGGGTTGACCCTGAACGCTTCAAGCAGCAGTTCGGCAAGTCTTACATTCTGATACCAGTCTTTTTGCGGAGACATGGCAGCAATAATTCCAGCCACCTGCTCTGGAGATACTTTGTAATCATCAGCCAGCCTGTTAGCTATCGCGTTTGCGCCGTCATACCAGAGAGTAGATGGCATTCTAAATTCACTGTCGTACTCTGAATATAGGTAGTTTAGGTTGTCGGCTACCTCCCTGACGAACACATCGTATATCTCTTGTGCCTGTTCTACTGTGCGAGCCTTTTCAAACACCCTCTTTCCACGCACTAATGGGTAATCAGCAATCGTGTTGGCGTTCTTAATAAACACATCTGGAGCGTTTTTCTTGACGTAATCGAATGACAGATCGTCTGTCTCCTCGTAAACCTTTGTGCCTTTTACGGATTTTACAGCGAGACCTTTTGATACGCGGTTGCCCTTCCTGTCCTTCGCTCTGACTTCATCGACATTGATGTCGCCTACAGAGAAATCACCCTTGCTTACAGCAGCACGAATCCCTAGATCTTCTCCAGTTGCAAGACTGTTTCGCTTCATCGCCTTCTCGATAGCAGCTCGCGTCTGCCCAGCGAGAGTATCTGAATCGGCAAGTCGCAACGCCCTGAGCAACCAGCGACCGATCTTTGCCAATAAGCTCGGATTGTCGTTTCCAAGATCGTCCCAAAAATCGAAGTCTCCAGCCTTGTCTTCCAAATACCTTGAGAGCCCTTCTTCGTTCCTCACGTCCTCGTTGCTAAGCACTTTAATAGTGTATTCGGCAGCAGCTATTGTGCCGTCGCTGATTTCAACACCAGCGGCTTTCGCTGCTTTTATAGCCGACCTGACATGGTCTGCTGTTGAAAGCCTTCCCTTGATATTGACTGTTTTTCCTGAGTTCCTGGAATCTTTCGAGAGTCTTTCTTTTAGCGCGTTAATTGAATCACGAACGTAATCGCTCGTTGCCTTGTCCAGTAGTTCTTTTTCATTAGGATTCGCATTGATCCAATCACGCAGACCATTCCATGCCTCTGGGTCAATCTTCTTTATCGCATGGAACATCTCATGCAAAAACAACCCCCACGTCATTGACTCTGGAGGACGACCTTGCTTTTGCCACAAGGAATCCATGTGCTCTATGTAAGACCGATCGAGCCAAACAGTCATAGACTCAGGATTGAAAGCCCCAGGTGTATTGAAGCTACCTCCTTCAATCAATCGCAGAGTGACTCCCATTTTCTCGAGAATGCTTTTCTGCTTCTTCTCAGCCGCTGTTAGCTCGCTCGGCAACAACTCTCTAGTCGTACCCATCGAAGATCTCATCTTCACTGGTATAGGCTCTTTGCCTTTTGCAGCATCTTTAGCTGGAGCAGGCTTTTTCTTGCGAGGCTTTGAAGGCTTTGCTTTCTGCAGAGCGCTGTTCAGCGAATCGACAACATCAGGGTTCTGCAAAAGCGATTCAATAACGCCCTCGCGGCTGTCAGCTTTCAATCCTAAGTCTTTTGCCAGTGTTTTTAGCTGACGATCAGTTTTGCTCTCCAAGTAGCTTCTTGGAGTCATTTGCTTCGCTGACGACTTTGGCTTCTTAGTGCCTGCTTCATCCGCTACCGGCTGGCTGAGAGGCTTCTTCTGTTCTTCTCCCTCAACCTTCGCTGGTTCCGACTTGGGCTTTGCCGTCGATGGCTCTTCAACAGCTGAGGACACTTCTTGTGATGGCACGACAGGAGCAACCTGCTGACTCGGTGCCTGCGGAGCGGGCTTCGCAGTTGGCACAGAAACGGCTTGATCCTGGGACTTTGATTGCGATTGGACTTGCGGTTGCTTTGCGACCGGCTGCTGTCCCTGGTATTTGCTTGCCAGTTTGTTTAGGTTGTTGACCCCAACCACCTTGTCAGCCTCAAAATCACCCGTCATCCCCTCTGTGATAGAACGAACGTCCTCAAGCGATCGAACAACACCTTTTTCATAACCCCTCAAAACCAATTGCTCAAACAATGGAGGCTTGTCCATTTTTTGAAGCTGCCCAGACTGCGCATCATTCCATACCTTGGTGTACAACCCGTCAACAGCACCCTTACCTAGCCCATCTAGAGCCTTTGAGATATCCGTTGCTGTCTTCTCGCCCCGACTTCGTACTTCCTGAGCCTGCGGCTGAGGCGGAACTTGCGGTTGCTTGGCTACTGGTGTCGCAATAACGGCAGGCTGCTCAGTGGCTTGCGGAGCAGCGGTTGCAGGTTGAGCAGCAGGAGCTGGCAGTGAAGTCCACTTAATGCTATTCGCCTTAAGGGCAGCGTTGTTGGACGTAGACTGAACCGTCCCCATCCTCCTGCCAGTGGTGACATCCAAAATATCGCCATTGGACTGAACCTTAAACTTAGCCGTTGGATAGGACGACCACGTAAATTCAGCTCCTGGCTTGGCATTCTTTGCAAACTCTTGACGAACGCCGACAAGTTTTCTGTCTATCGGATTTCCAAACTGATCTTGTGTGGCAACGACAACTTCCGCTGGATCAACTGGCTGTCGAGTCTTTGCCTTTTCGTATTTTGTTTTCGCTTTTGGATCAACGCGATACAGCTTCCCGTCACTGCCTTGCTGAACAGTCCAGCTTGCAAACTTACTTGGAGGCGTGACATCAGCCTGCGGAGCAGCAACATCTTTTTCTGCGACTGGCGACGAGACTGGCTGTTGATCAGGCGACTTCATGCCTACTGACGTTGTGTCAGGTGGAGTCGCAACTGTCGCTTTTTTAGTTACGGAAAACTCAATGTTGTCGATACCATTGCTTCTGGACTTTTTGACTGGACCAGCTTCATAACCTCGCTGATTTAGCTCATCTGCTATTGCTGCGAATTGCAACTCCGAGGAACCATCCTTCCTATCAAAGGCAATTACTCGCCCTTGCTGAATACCGTAGTCTGCCGCGCTGCCAACGAATTGCTTCTGGCTAGCCTTGTAGTTTTCGGAAACTGGACCTTCCTTCCCGGCTGCTTTCCATGCGGCATTGGTGTATGCATCAAAGTTTGCAGACTGTGGCTCTGGCTGATCCGCCTGCTGAGGCGGCAATGAAGGCGGCACCTGCTCTTGTGGTTGAGGTGGTACTGGGGGAGGAGCCTGCTCCTGAGGTTGCGGAATCGGCGGAGGAGTAGCTGCACCCTGCTGCTGTGGTGGAATAGGCGGAGGAACTTCACCTTGGGGCTGTGGCGGAAGTGGCGGAGGAGCAACAACATTTTCCTGCTGCGACTCAACGGACACTCCAGCTTGCCCAGGACTCGCCTGCGGCGACTCTGCGGCTGCGCCACTCTCATTGACGCTGGCAATTAACTCCCGCGATTTCAGGTCTTCAATTTCTGCATCAACGTTAGCCGCTATTTCCTTGCGAGTTCCGACCTCGATCCCAGCCTTCTTCGCGTCATCCTTAGAGACAAAGCCCTTGGATCGCAATTGCTCCAGCTGCTCTCGCCTCGCCCTGATCGCCACAGATGCGGCACCTGCAACACCGGGCGCACCAAGCATGAACACCAGCGGCAACACGGAGTCACTTGCTTGCTGCCATCCCTTGCTAAAAGCCTCTCCTATCGTCTTCTTCTTGGCATCTTTGTCGAGGTATTGAGCCACATGCTCGCCGACACCACTTGCGACACCCTGAAGACCTTCTTCGGTTATTTCCCCTGGTAGGTTTTTTGAAGCCTGCCATAAGTATTGGCGAGCAGCTTTGATAGCACCCTGCTTAAATGAAACGTTACCAGCCTTCCACGGATTTGGGACTATGCTCTCGATCAGTCCCACAGCGGCAGCGGTTGTGCCAGCAAGAGCCCTAAGAACCAATCCATCCTGCATACCAAGCTCTTTTAGCGCATCCACCTCCTGAGCATACTGAGGAGCCCATGATGTAGCCGTAACACCAGCAGCGCTCCCGATTCCCTCAAACACACCCTTCGTCGTCGCGCCCTTAAGACCAACGGCAGCCGGAACTTTTCCAATTGCGCCTGCGGCTTGGAAAGCTGTCTTAGCTCCAGGAACACCAGCAGCAGCTGCCCTCCCGAGAGCTGTGCCAGCAGCCTTACCAACAGCTCCGCCAAGAACACCGCCCTGCCCCATCATCACCATCCCAGGAGTCATTTCAGCAGCTTGTAATGCTCCCTGCTGATACCAAGGGTCGTCTGGACGCGCAGGAGCAAACTCTTGAGACGCCGAGTTCAACTTACGAAGGTAATCGATTTCCTCCGGTGTTCCACCCAGACCCGTAAGCTCCATGACAGGTTGCAGAACGCCAGCTGCACCACGACTAACAGCATCGATAGTTCGCATAACAGCCCCGCCGCGTTCGTCTCCTAACTGCTGCGCTATGCCGGGGGCTAGCTTCAACGCCGCTTCTCGCTGCTCAGGCGTCAGTTTGCGAAGGACTTCGAGCTGCTGATCTCGACCTCCAGTGGTTAGCAACATCTTCGTTGTTGCTATGTAAGTATCCGGGTCAGTAAGCGAGGCTTTTTCGGCGTAGGCTCGCTGCTGACGACGAGCCTCTACCTCTCTGTCTCCTGCGACTTCGTCAAACAGACTAAACAACTCATTTCCGTCATACGCGGAAATTTTGTTGCGATCTCTAATTTCTTGCTCTCGCGGATCAATGCTTGGGGTTGACGCGCCTTTATTGCTTTGCTCATTTTCAACTTCATCGAACAAACTAAAAACATCGCTCATATTAAACCCCTAGTACTTAGGACCGCGCACACCCTGATTCCAAGTTCCATAGGCTCCGGACTGGAACCTATCAGCGTCGTTTCCGATAGGTATTACGCCTCCTACTGGATCACGCGGCTTTCGACCTATTGCTCTCAAGTCAACTTTATTTGTCAAAAGAAAATCAATCGCCTGTTTTCTGTTACCAGAAGGAAGCGTATTATCCATAGCAATTTCTATCGCTTTCTTGATGCCCGGAGACTGGCTTCTTGCAAAGCTTTGCACAGCCTCATAATCCATCCCAGGGTACTGATTAGTCGCTCCAGCCCGAGCAGGTTCGTTTACTATCTCTGCAGGCTTTTGATCATCTCTGCCTTTAACAAAATCATCTGTTGTTGCATACCCTTGAGCAGTCGGCGTTCTTACAGGAGCTGGGAGAGCTATCATGGGATCTACGGCACGACTTCCAGCAGGAGCTGGGAGAGCTATTATGGGATCTACGGTACGACTTCCAGCAGGAGCTGGGAGAGTGGCGATTACTCCGGGATCCATGTCACCCCATGTTGGCTTGTAAATGCCTTGCCCGCCTACAGGCTGACCCTGACCACCGGTCGCAACTCCTGGCTTAGGTTTTGGCTCATATCCAGGCAAATATCCACTGGGGGGCTGAGCTACACCGCCAGACGGCGAAGGTGACGGAGCAGGAGCGGTCGCTGAAGGTTCTGGCATGTAAGGAGGCGAAGCCACGTTGCCAGAAGGTGCGGCAACAGGCGGCTGCTGTGGTTGAGATGGAGGAGTAGCCATTCCTCCAGACGGCAATGCAGGCTGACTGCTTTGGATATCGCTGGTAGATACAGGACTAGGAGGCCCCATTGGACCATCATTCCGTGGTATGAACCCTCGAGTTCTTTCGTACTCATCAGTATTCCAAAGCTCCCTTGCCTTTGCCCAGACCTGATCCCGACTGGGCTTTTTAGTGGGGTCTTCAGGATCCACTAGCATCTTTTCAGCTTGATCCAAATATCTATCTCTGTTCTTCGTATCTTGCAAGCCAACGCTAGAATCTATCGGACCTTGCTGGGGCTCTGCCTGTGGCTTAATCTGCTCCCATTTATCCTTTCCAGACTGGACCCACTCCCTGCCTTTGTCGTCTACATACGTCACTGGTTGCGGCGTAGGCTTAGGTGGCGGATCTCTTCTAAGCGCAGTTAGCTTAGCCCTTTCGTCCATAACCTTCTGCAATGCTGCAGCTCTTTGAGTTGCATCTAGCCCAGGAGCCGTCATCGCCCTTGACTCAGCCAGGATATTTTGCTGCAAAGCCCTAGATGTGGCTTGGTCGTACTCGCCATTCTCAATACCCTGAATGATGAATCCCTGCTCTTGCTGCTGCGCCCTATCCATCATGGCTTGATTGCGTCTTGCCTCTGCTTCAGCCTGCTGAAACTTGCGGTCGTCCTCAGCCATCTTGTTTCTGTTTTGTAGCTCCGCATTGAACATGCCCGCTCGGTTGACATCCTGGGCTCTGTCTCGCTGCCACTGAAACGCCTGCATGTTCGCCTGTTGCATCGTCTCGTACTTTTGAGTCTCGGCTCTCTGCCTAGTCTCGGCGTCAGTTTTCTGCTGCTGAGCTACCAAGCTCATGCCATACTTTTTCGCCTCACCATCACCCTTTCCAAGCGGAATCCCTGCAGCGTCATGTCGGAATGTGATTGGCATTTTATGATTTTCCTTGAATTAGATCGACTTTGCTTATGATATCCGTTTTTCCGCAAATTCCTACCAAAACCGATTATTAGCAGGACTTCTTGCTGCTTAGCGTCAGTCTGTGGCTAGCAAACTGCTGTCCTGGAACAAGTTTATGTCCCACGCCACCCTGACATGCCCCTCTGCCGAGGCGTGGACAAACACTAGGTCAACTTGGTGAAGCTGCGGACCACAGTAACAAAGATCAACTATGTCAAACAGTCGAAAGTTGTGCCGCTCAAGAAAATCCACTATCCCGGAAAGCCTGTCCGTTGTAGCCTCAACAACCACCGCAGACACCCTCTCAAATAGCCCTGAGCATCCATGCAGACAATCCAGTTCCTGACCGTCCACATCGATTTTTAGAAGCACAGGACCACCGCAATCGCTGAATTTCAGCTCATCGACTCTATTCTGGGAGCTTGCCGCGAAATTGTGGGATTCGAATGAGATCTCGCTGTAAACGTCTTTGTGCAGCGGGATCCATGTGGGGTTGGATTCGATCAAAACATGATGGGCGTCCGGAAATGCCTCGATCAGACTTTCTGTGCAACGCTCCGCGCCTATGTCGATCACCACCGAGATCCTCAGGTTGCGAAGCACCCTAAAGACGCTTTTCTTGGATGCGTGCCTCATCGTCTAGGCTCCCCAAACGGAAGGCTTCTCCTCCAACCCTCCCAGTCGATGGTCTCTCCGTAATGAGACGCGATCATCCCCTGCCCAATACTTGTGGACTCTTCTTTCCAGTGAATCGGGTGTGCTTCATGGAAGAAAAACGGATCGCCATACCATCGCAACTTACCGCCAATCTTTTGCAGGTGATACGGAACCCAGTAGTCCCACATGGTTTGTCCGATCGCGAAGTCCAGATTTGGGAACGTTGCCGCTTGCTCCGGGTGGATAATGAAAGCGTCTATCCCCCACCTTTCCACCTTTAGATTGCTTATCGATCCAACCCAGTTCTGCCGCAATCCCAAAAGGTTTTCCTGGTTCTTCACAGCGTCAATAAGCATTCTCTGATCTCCGTAAATAGCAATGTCGGAGTTGATCATAAGCCTAGCTCGATCTCCTCCGAGCTGCAGTAAATCGTACACGCGAGGGTTTGGTCTGTCGTAACTCAATGATGGTCGCACCTCGAAAAACTCGATGTCGTACAACTCTCGAAGGATGGGTATCTCTTCCGGAGTGTTTCCAGAAATCACCGTCAACCCAAGCGACTTCCAAGTCCTCAAACTCTCCCCTTGAACCTCCAAGTGCTTCGGAAGACAGGACATTGACGTGACGACAACCAGATCACTTATCTGCGACTGCTGCGGCTTCCATTGCTTGATTGCCTCCCAGAACGCAAACACTGGTTTCCCAAGTTTTGCGTTAACTCGGTTGTGTATTCTGCAGCCCCATCGGAAAAACGCCATTGGGCTCGAGAAGTCTGGACGATCCTCTGCCTTGTAAACGTTATACGACTCTTTGCAGCTGCAGGATGATGACGGAATGGTTTTCTCCCACTCCACAAGGAAGCTAGGGTCGCAACCAGTGTATGAATGCAATTTATCCCACGCGGCGCGTCCAGCCTCTACAGGACTATTCGCCCACTTGTTCTTTCGCTCAACAAACTCGCGCTGCATCAACTTCGCACCCACGATCTTGCGATCTGGATCGTTATTGCGACGAGATGGATCGAAAACCCTGTCTGGAGAAGAATAGATAAGCTTGCATGACGGACATATCGTCGGAAAATTCAAATCAGGGTCGTTGGATGTATATCCGCAAACGCTGCATGTCCAAACCGTCCAAATTGCACTCATGCTTTTCCCTACCACCAAATATCAACGCAAATAGTACATATCAAGGGGGGAGGTGGAGGAGGCGCATCTGGCGGCTGAGGCGGAGGATCAGGCTCGTCCGGAAGCTTTGGGCAACTGCAGCCCGCAGACGGATAACAGAATGTCCAGCTTCGGCAAGTTCCATTGCTTCCAGCTCGCTCCCAATTGCACATGGTGTCAGGGATTATGCATTCCTCGATGCTCCCAATAATGTTTCCTCCAACGAGGCAGCACCCTCCAACGACGCCAGGCTTATCACCAACAGGAGGCGGCCAAACGCCACCACCAGAAACCTTCAAGTACCACCTCGGGCATTTCTCTGGGTCGTCCTGGAACACGGCTGGGCAGTGGAATGAGATAATAAACTCTTGAGGCACTGGGTTGTCCTCTCTGTAGCAGCAAACCTTCCTGTTTTTCCCGTCTATCGGCACCTGGATCCATCTAGCGTTCTCCGAGTCTAGCACCAGCTGCCCGTAGCAGTGCCAGTCGTTCAGATAGCTAACGAACGAGCAATAGTAACTTGCGTCTGCCGGTCGAATCCTGTAGTTAATGATGTCTGGAAGTATTTCAACGTCCCCAGTGACTTCATTCCCGCAAGTGCAGAAGCAGTAGTCACACCTTGGGTTTTCCGTCACCTCAGGACATGCGTTCCGAACCGAAGGAGAATTTACAAGAGTCTTAAAATGCTCTCGGAACGAAAACTGAGTGACGTACATATCTGTCTGGCTCATCTGCATTCCACAGTAGTAGCCATTAGCGAACAAACCAGGGTGAACCACAGACAGCCAGACTAAGCCCTTTTCTTCAGGATCTTCAGCAAAGTCAACACTCCCGCAGCTTTCGTACATCAACCCAAGGTTCACGCAAAACTCGCCGTCAGATATCCTTGCCGTCATCCACGCCCCAAAAGGAGGATGCTCGGTAAGCGGGTCGTATGTGTAAACTCTACTCTTCAGCTCCGTCTCTGTCCTAGTCCCTGCACTCCACGCTGACATTCCAAGCCGAATCGTGTACGTAGTTGAGCTTGTAGCCTCGGCTTCTGCGTAGTAGTAGCTCAATGGAGCGCAGTACGTCACTGAGACACCACCGATCGTCTCCGTAACATCTTGCTTTTGCGAGTTAACAATAATCCTCCATCGCTGACCGGTCGATGCAGGTATTGGTAAATTAGGATCCCCCTCTGGGATTGGATCTATGAGTGCGTTCCACGTAATAAAAAACTGCACAATCATCGATCCATCTGGAGCTGGATGAGGAATGCTAACCATCGCCGGAGCGCCAGCAGTAATAGACGCAGCCTTGCTCTCCCCTGGCTCAATCCTCCAGCTCCCAGGTCTCTCGCACCACGATCCATTCAGTTTGTTTTCTGCTGCCCGATTGAAATCGTCTTCGTAAATCAAGCAGTTTCCGCAACAACACTTTTTCCACGCCATGTGCTTTTAGACCTACTCCCCTCCAACGCACTCGCAGTCGTCGCCAACCGCAGTGCATTCGCATGCTTCTATTGTGTCCGGGTCGCACTTCGCGTCTACGATGTAGTACTTTCCCTCCTGGAACATGACGTAACCCTTCGTTCCTGCCACCATGCCAAGATACACGCCTTGAGGATCGTAAATAGTAGCCGTGTGCGGCCAGTAACCAGACATTTGCCGAACGCACGCCTGACACTGTGTCCCTGTGAGCGCCTCTGTTGACTGAAACCTGAATAGCTTGTTCTCTCCATGAACCAGCATCCAGTTGATGACTATGTCGTTGTGGTCATAAAGGATGTTGATTTCGTTCGTCAAGCACTTTGGCTGTCCGCCATAATTCACCCCGGAAACAACACCTGGGTTCTGCCCGAGCCGCCACTCGATCTCCACTGGGGACGGAGGAACGTAATGCACATCGTTTTCCGCAATGCCCTGAGTGGGCAAGACAGCCATGAATATCTCGCCTTTTCGGTATCTCTTCGCGCCACCAGAAGTGACCCTGCAGCCATATGGCTTGGCTACTGAAATACCTGGCTTTTCAGCATTGTTCTCGGCGTAATCTATGAACTTGAGCATTCTTGGGTCGAACCCTCGGCACACTACATAGTTCTCGTAGATGTCTTCGCACGCCACCTGCATCATCGCGCAGTACGGAAACTCGCCAAATAGCTGCAAGTCATCATGGTCCCCACGCATCGCGTTATACGGCGAGGGAACCTTGAACTCTGGCGTCGGTCTGCGTCTTTTTCGAAACATCGCCCACCTAGTTTGGAGTTAACCAACCACCACCGCTGTCGCCAAGACCGGCAATCATCTGCGACATGTCCTTCCATTCAGGGGCAACGTCATCTCGCCGCTCAACGAAGGCATATACACCAACCAGCAGCTTGTTTCTCTCGTCCAGCTGGTACATCATCAACTTCATGTTCTGATCGGCAATCAGCTTCCACCCTTCGAGTCGCTGCACAGAGGTGTTCATCAACTCCACAATTGCCCTGTGCTTGTGCTCGGCTAGGGTGTTTGCGTTCTGCATCAGCAGGACAGCGTACCTTTCCTTTCCAGACATCAACGCCGTTAGTGCATTCTGAAGCTGACCAAGAAGAGTGTCTCGCTCCGTGATCTCGACCTTGACAACATCCTGCTTTGCCGCCAGTTGCCGCTGGGTCGCTTCTAGGAACTGAGCCTCGATTTGCTGGATCTGCTGATACCGCGATCTTGTGTCTTCAGCTTTCCACTTGGCGAAAATGTCTCGCAGCTGATAAACCCTATCAACAGATTCTATCGTTCGCTGCCTTACTTCCTGAAGCTTTGCATACAGATTCGAGCTAACCTCAATTCCGTATTTTGAATTTGCGTCCTTGGCGGAGAAAATCGCTTGCTTACCAGCCAGCACCCTGTTTCTCGCCTCGGACCTTAGCGAGTACACGCTGCTTATCAGCGATGCTTGATAACGAAGAACCTCCTGCTGGACCGCGTGCATCCTGTCCGTGCCGTCAAGCATCCTAGAACGCACACCAACTTGCTGCTCATACAGCCTATGTTGATTGTCCAGCTTTTCTCGGTTCAACCGATCATTAAGCGTCTGAATGTTCTCATCCTTGTCTCTCCCATTCCTAGCTGTGATATCGGCAGGTATGGTGGACGTGTACAAGCCTCTGCTAACTAGCACCTGCATTTGCGCGGACAGGTTCGCGGCAAACTGCTCGTTAATCCTGGCGAGCTCCGTTTGCCCAAGATTGGTCAAGAATCCAGTGGCGACAGCAGAATGCCCGTAGTAGTCACTCTCTAGCTTTTGAAGTATGGAGTCGTAGTCGCCGACATACTGATTAACGAGAGTTCCCGACTGAGTTTTTATCAAGTCAAGATCGACAGAAACCTGCCCGTAATCAATCTCCAAAAGATCAAGTATAGATGCAACACTAGCGACGTATTCGCTTACGTTAGCACCAACCTGAGCCATCTTTGACTCGATGTCAGCAGCGTGCGAAACGTAGTTGTTAGACAGAGTAACAAACTGCTGATTGTAGTCCGCTATGTGACCGTCCATCGTTGTGCCAAGAGACGCAATCTGCGAAAGCATGTCGGCAAGATAGGAGGCAAAGTTTTGATCCAGTTCTGCCAGCTTGCTGTCGTAAGCGTTCACAAACGCGGATAGGTTTGAGTCTTGCTCAGCAAATAATGTCGCTATCTCTGATGCGTTATTCGTAGCGTTCGTCTCGAGATCACCAAGCCTGTCAAGCATTTGACCGAGAGCTGTTTTTGCGTCATTTGCGTCGGCGACAACCTGGGATTGGTTTTCCGAGATCATCGTCTCAACTTCTGTCATGTAGTCGTCGAGGTCTGCCAAATATACGCCAGACTGCGCATTCTGCTCATTGGTTTGTGCGGCAAACTGCGTATTTGAGCTATCCACCATCGAGTTCATTCCTTCGAGAACCTCGTTGTATCTGTACTGGTTAGCTCCTCTTGCTTCGTTGGCGGCGCGAGTGTACGAATTGCACAGGGCTCGCAAAACCTCCTGCGGTCTTAGCCCCTCTTTCTTTACCGAAAAGTAGTTAGTAGGTGGCTTAGTTGTGGTGTCCTGGCGAATGTTTGTAATCTCAAAACCCTGGGCAACCAGCCATCCCATTATGTTTTCTGGAACGTCAGTGACGGTTTGCGTAGCCCACCATGGACCGAGCTCCATGAAGGGATTTACAACAGGAGGAAGCCAGAACTGATCCTGCCCAGAACTAATTCCAGGAATGTTGGAGAACTCGTTTGAGTTTTCGTGCGACACAGGTATGCCCCTTTACGACTAAGCGTTTGCTGCCTTGGAGTACATTTCAAACACAGTCCATGTGTTGGTAGCGGAACAAAAACACCTAACACCTCGGCTTGCCGGAATAACCACTCCAAGGTTTGCTGTTTGATTGTTCAAAAAACCGCCTAAGGAAGGATACAGCTTCGCCGTCGTAGCGCTGTTGTTGATCACATCCATGATATCCCCAGCAGCACCCGTAGGAAGCTTAACCCCCTTCAAAGCACTATCGCACGTAATAAACGTCGTGTTGGTCGTGGATAACGCTGCTGCATCTGTGTGCGTACTTCCAGTGGCAGCAGTTGGCGTAGCATTTACGCTAGCATATGTCGCCCACGAGCCATCGCCTCGCATAAACTGCCTAGTATCATTGCTCAGCTTTGGCATCAGACCGTGAGCAGACGACGTTGCGTTTAGATCTGTGTTGTCGTCACAAGTCGCAAAGTCGTCAAGCTTGATGGCTTTGGCATCAATTAGGTATCTCTGAGTCCACAGCGTGCTAACGGTGATTTTTTGCGGAGCGCCGACGTTGACCGAATACAGCTCTTCTGTTCCGGCTACAGAGCCAGCAGCGGTCAGCCCTGTAACGTATGCAGAAAGTGCCGGAAATATGCTCGCCTTGACATTTGCAAACGTTATTTTCCTATTAGCATTCACAGCACCGTCATCAACGATAAACAAGTCGTCGTTTGACACAGTGGTTATGGCAGACAGGGCTGAGATATTGATAGTTCCAGCCACCACAGTGCTGACGTAACTTGCAAGATCTCCGATATTGACGCGATAGCTTGTAGTGCCTCTTCGCATCCAGAAGTTGTCCCCGGCGAGCGGCGTAACCACCGACTTGCTCCACATCTCCGTTTCCGCATACGCAGCTATGTCAGAGCTTGCGATCTTCTTTGCAGTGCTGCCTTGAATGACATAGAACGTGTCTGCATTAGCAAGCGTCACCACTGACGTTAACCCAGACACGTAAGCCTTGTAATCCGTCCATAATTGAGTTTCGAGATCCGCAAGCGTGGACTTCTTAGGAGTAACCCCGTCTCCAATCAACAGAAGCGATCCGGAGGCTAGTGAAGCAACAGGCAATCCAGTGAGATTAAGAGTGCTTGCCTGGATACCAGCTTGGACGAAAGTTTTTAACTGATCTACAGTGACGCTGTAGGTAGTTACACCGCGACCTATGACGATTTTGTCTCCTGTGACGACAGGATCCCCGCTTGCCGCAGACAAGCCAGAAGCGATAACGTATGTCGCCAACGCCCCGATATCCATTTTGTACTGAGTGCCAGCACGAAAAATCAAAAAGCTGTCACCGGCGACGGCAGCACCCGACGATGCTGCGCTGTTCTGCGTGCCGACTACATACGTAGCTATATTTGCCCCCGTAGCTGTCTTCCCGACTCCGCTGCGTTCGAGTAGAAAAACATCGGTTGCGTTTGCCGCAGCCCCTAACGCCGCGTAATTGTCCCACGCCGCAGAAACAATACCGGCACCAACTTCAGCCTGCACGTATGTCGCGATCGTTTGTGCTGTCACCTTACTGGCAACACCGCTATCACTTGCATAAAAAGTATCTGCGTCATCGAGAACGGCGATGGAAGGCAATCCCGTGACGTAAGCAAGAAACTGCGAATAGACTCGAGCGGCGATTGCCGTAAAAGTGGTTTTCCGTGCAGTAGTGCCTTGAGATACCACGTACTGATCAGAGTCAGCCAACGTCGCCACAGGGAGACCTGCTATTTCCGCCCCCAAGTTGACGCTCGTAGAGTTAAGGAACGTCTTAACGTTGTCAATGTCAATCTGCTTTAGAACACCTCCGTCATTGAAAACCAACTTGTCTCCATTGACGATTGTGGTCTCAGTAGGAAGAGCCTCGAGCTTGTCTACAACCCAGTTGAAGAAGTTCTGTGCCGTCAACTTCTTGGCAACGCCTATCTGGAATGCGTTCAGCATGTCAGCGTCATTGAGCGTTGTGATCGTTGACACCGCAGCAGCCTGAAGCTGAACCACGGCGAACTCTGCAAGCAACGTGGCTGTCACATGCTTTGATGTCGTGCCGTCTACATCAAGCAAAGGAAGCTTCTCTCCACCTTGCAGCGTATCAACCGTAAGTCCAGTGACCCAAGTCGAAAACGGAACGTCTGGCATGATTTATCTCCACTGCCCTGAAGGCTCAATGACTGCGTTTGCACCTTCCCATGCCCAGCTTCCGCTCGGAGCCGACACAAGCAAGATCATGTATTTACCCCGAGCGCGAGGATACGTTCGGTGATTAACTCCAGCGGTCCAAACACCACTGCTGTGGACATTCGCGGGTGTCCCACCAGCAATAAGCGTTTCTATGGCAAGCTTCGCGTTGACGCTAACCTGCTCGGCTGTATCGGCAACCATGACTCTCCACGTCACGTTTACGCTACCTGCGGCTGTAATGCCATGGAGCTGAATAAGCCTACCATAGCTGCTTCCATTCCCGAGCATCACAGGACCGATAGCTACATACGATCCAGCATGCCCAGTTTTGAATGGCCAGAATGTTTGGCGTGCGGCGTCGTACATCCATGACACAGCAGCAGTCGGAATGTGAATGTAGACCCCGTTTGACGCCAAGTCGTACTGCAGCACTGTATTAACGTCAGCAACGCCGGAAAGATGCTCCGGAATCACTTCGTTTGACAACGCCTGGAAACCACTTCCGTCCGCTGAAACTGCGTACAAGCCATCGGAAGACAGGAAGTAGTACCGGTCGAGCTCGTCGCGGCACCACGCCTTAGGACCGATTATCCCAACCTTCCGAGAGATGTTCCGCATTGCCCCGTCAGCCACAGGGTCACCCTGAACAATCCAGAGAGAGCTACTTGTTGCTGCCAGCATGTAGGCGTCCTTGTGCGGAATAAGCGCGACAACATCGCCCCCAATCTCCCCAGCTTCTGACAACTGAATGACGAACGGACGCATAGCATCGCTGACATCTGCACTCATCGCCCAGTCAGTGTGGTTTCCCTGACGACTAGCAAAAATCAACTTTCCCGAAGGACGAACAAACCTGTCTCGATAAATACACTGAGCGGCATGACTCGCTGGGGCGCTCGGTCCAGGAGCCACGTAAACCGTACCTCCGCTATGGACAGAAGCCTCACCAGAGCTGACGACTATCTGGTTTCCGCTAGAATCAGTGATCCGATCTCCAGAGCTGTTTGTCAAATACTGGACTTGTGTCGATGGAGCGGTTGTTGGACCGCCTTGCGACCAAGATCCGCCTCTAAGACGCCCCTGAAAATCCTCGCCCCTGACATTTACCGACCATGGACTGAAATACCGATCACGCTTGCCCGCTTCTTGCCGAAACGACAAGCGTCGATTAACGCCTGATGGGAACGGTATTTCTTTATTTGCCATGTCATTGGTTACGGTGCAGCTACTTGGAGCGCAGCTGGAGTTCCAGCCTGAGCCAGAGTAAAGCCCTTCCAGTTTGTTGGCGACTCG